CGCTACCATATGCAAGCGACTACGCAGAACCTTAATACAAGTGAGATCGGGAGGCGTTTTGGAAATCGGTGATAGCAAGGCCGCAAGAACCGCGCGAGCACCTGCTTGCGGTCTTGCTCAGAACAAATGTCATATGTGTAATCCATGAGGAAGGCCGCAGGGTCGGCGTCTGCGCGTTCTCGCGGCCTTGCCGGTCAGCGGCGAATCTTGATATCTGCTACGCTACGGTATGCCCAACGCTACATCCGTGGCAGTCTTTGCCATCGACCCCGGAGGCACAACCGGCTGCGCTACAATCCTGGCGGACCTCCGACAAGTTACAGTAGCAAAGACCATGCGCCGTGCTCATGTCAAGCACAACATAAATACCTGGTGCGAGCATGGCGATCACATCGAGCAGTCTTGGTCAATCGCCCGCAAGATCATAGACTTCTTGTTCATCTCTCATATTGAGCGCTCGCTCATTGAGAACTCAAATTTCTTCATAGTTTGTGAGAAGTTCGAGATCAGACAGATGGGTGCTGATCTGTCGCCGGTGCGCGTTGGCGCAGGCATCGAGACACTGATATCGGGTGCGTTCAAAGACCTCTGGAGAAAGGACGGTTTCTACCAGTTACAATCAGCTAGTGAGGCAAAGGGTTTCTGCACCAACGACATGCTCGACCGCTGGGGCCTACTACGCGGCCGAACAGATCATGAGCGCGATGCGTTGCGACACGTAGCGCGCAGACTTGATAAACTACTGTAGGAGATATTGTGGCTTTAATCGCAACAATGCTAGCTCTGGCAGCACCAGCACCGGCTCAGACAGTGCAGGAGGTCGCTGTCCGACCGGCGTGCGATCACTGGTGCCATCAGCGCTGGCTTGTGGTGCGACCGTTCAACTGGAAGCTGAAGCGGATCGCTGGGTGCGAATCGCGTTGGCGTTGGCACATTGCCACGGGCAATGGGTTCTATGGCGGGTTGCAGTTCACACTAGGAACCTGGCACTCAGTCGGCGGCGCGGGCTACCCGCACTGGGCATCAAAGCTAGAACAGAAGTACAGAGCCGTCAAGGTGTACCTGCGCCGGGGGTCGTGGGCCGACTGGCCCGTTTGTGGATACCGCTAGGCCGCAAGAACGGGCGAACGGCTCGCTTGCGGTCTTACAATCAGGAGTTATCATGCAAGTTGTACTTTGGGTTTGTTATAAGTGTGGCAACTACTACGGTGCCACCTCAGCAGAGAACCTACACTTGCAGTTCAATCGCGATTTGAAAGGAGGCGTGACGTTCAGCAGGATCAGGTGCCCGCACTGTAAGATAGATCGGGTGCGCGTCAAGCTAGAAGTGGATAGGGAGGAACTGTTTGAAGGGGCCAGTGCGTAAGCGCTTGAAGCTACGTGGCATCTTTGTTCCATGCATCAGTTGCTTTGACCGACCGGCCAAGTATATTGTTGGCAACTTCGCATTGTGCGAATACTGTGCTGGTGGTAGTTCTGATGGTCGTGATATTATTGTTAGGGGTTCTGATCGGAGCCATGATCGTAGCCCTTCTAGTGGCAGGTAGAAGCGACGATTAGCAGGCAACTTGCGGCTCATTAATGAGTGCGCTAGGGTTACGCTAGGCGACGGCCTACGGTCTGGCGTCGGGTAGAGGCGGCGCCAGACCAACCCTCTACATGGGAGATTCATGCAGAGATGTCTGTGCAATTGGAGCGCTACGTCTATCAAGACGAGCGCGGAGATGACCAATACAGGGTGGTTAGACGCGGTGCCAAAGAATTTCACATAGAGAGTTTTGATTCGGGTTCCTGGCATAAGGGTTTGAACGGCAAGCCGCTGCTGCTGTATAGGCTGCCGGAGGTAATCAAGGGCATAAACTCAGGTCAGGTTCTGTATATAGTTGAGGGCGAGCGCGATGTAAACACTGCGTTCGCTAATGAGCTGGTAGCTACTTGCAATCACGGCGGTGCCGGTAAGTGGCGCAAGGAGCACAGCCGCTTCCTACTCAATGCGCGTAACATCATAATCGTTTGGGACCGAGATGATGCTGGCAAGAAGCACGCGCTTGATATATCGCACTCATTACGGCAGATCGGCTTTGACGGTACGATCAAGTTCCAGCGCGCCAAAGCAGGCAAAGACTTAACAGATCACTTTGCCGAGGGCTTTGAAGAGTTTGAGCTAGTAGATCAACGCCCGCGCTTGAAGGAGAGCGCGCGTGCTAGTGAGGCCGTCGAGACAGAGTATCTGCCAGGCGCGTTCCAGTTGGTGCTCGCTAAGCTGGAGAAACTCGGGCCAGTAGTTTCTGAGTTCGGCAAAGAGAATCAGTTCAACGGCGTGTGCCCTGCTCATGATGACCACCGGCCTAGTCTGTCGGTTAGCCTCGGAAATCGCCGTCAGGTTATACTGAAGTGCCATGCCGGGTGCGATTATGGCAAGATTGTCGCAGCGCTCGGCATCAACCGGCGCGAGCTTAGTCAGGGCGACCCAGAGAGTACGCATGAGGTCGCTGTTGATAAGCGCGTTGAGATGCTGCGCATCCATGAAGAAGCGAAGTTCAGACATCACATCGAGAAGGCACGCAATCTGGTGATGGTAGAGCCAGAGTTCCGCGTTACTGGTGCAGATGAGCTAGAGCTTCCTGACCTAGAGGAGAAGTGGCTATTCGCGGACTGGTTCCCAGCAGAGTCGATGGTCCTGTTAAACGCAGATCGCAAGACAGGAAAGACGCGCCTCTGTTTGAGTTTGGCTAAAAGTGTCTGTGATCGCGAGCCGTTCTTGGGTCGGTTTGAGACCACAGCACCCGAAGATGCCAAGGTTATGTACCTGAACTATGAGATGCCAGCTGCCAAGTTTAGGTCGTGGTTGCGAGAGTCTGAGTTCGCTCACCCAGAGAACCTGCTACCGATGAACCTGAAAGGCCGAACACTACCGTTTAATGATCTTGAGGTAATGCGGCGCTTGGCGGCGTATATCCGGCGCGAGCGTGTTTGCCTGATTATCTTTGATACTCAGATCAAGGTTATGGTTGACCTCGGCTGCAATGAGAACGATAACGCCGATGTAGCAGCTTTCCATATGGCAATTGAGCAACTCATGGATGTCTCCGAGTGCCATAACGTTCTGTTGGCTCACCATATTGGTAAGGCTGATAAGGAGCGCGGGCGCGGTGCCTCACGCATCGAGGATGGAGTTGACGTAATCTGGACCTTAGTACGCGAATCTGGAGACGAATTGTCAGGCCGTGTTCCCAGGAGTCTTGCGGGCGAGGGCCGCGACGTACTGCGGGAGCCGATAGAGCTTGTCTACGAGGATGTGACAGGCCTTTACCACTATGAAGGAGTCTCGGTCGCACGCAAGGCGCGGATTGATAAGCTCGATGCTGTGATAGCGCGTATACTGGAATGGCACTCTGAGGTTGGCCGCTGGCCAACTATGGGTGAGATACGACGTATGGGGCTAGGCAAGACATCGACTGTTTCTGAGCTTCTTGAGGAGGGTCGTTCTCGTGGTTTGCTGCGCCGGACACACTACCCTTCAGATCACGCAAACACGGTGCGATACAAGGTAATCGAGCCGGAGGATTTGAATGCTTCATGACACTGGGGTTCGGTTCCCTCTGAAATGCCTGCAAACATTGCTGATTTGGGGTTCGGTTCCCGTTCGGTTCCCGTTCGGTTCCCGCCAACTGCCACGGGGTTCGGTTCCCTCGGCCCCCTTTAAAGGGGAGGCCGAACAGGGAACCGAATCACCCCCGGTGGCTCGGCTCTGTGGATTAGATTTGTTTGCGTTGGTCTGTGCGTATGCGTGCGTGCGGGCGGGCGTAAGGGACAGATATGCCTGCATGGAGGTGATTTAGGTGTCATGTTGATCTGGAGAATTAATGTCAGAAGGGCCTATACTGCTGATATGTCTGATATGTATTTGCTTGATTTGCTTCATTCTCGCTGTTGTGCTAGCAAATTCAGTAGCTCCATTCTGAGTGGAAAACAATGTATTAAACTGATTGCTAGCATGTGATTTGAATATGAGTGGAAACACATGATTTAAACTGATTTTGCGCTCAGAACACATCAATTTACAACAGTTCAGATCACAAGGCGGGGAGGCGCTATGGCCCCTTCGGGGCCTGCGCGCGCGCGTAGACACATCAGATCACATCACGTGCTAGCGGCAGGCTGGCCCGCGTGAGCGGGCTGGCCTGGCGGCGCTACTCCTTGTCGCGCTTGTTGCTCATTATCCAGCCCGGCAGGAGCATGACGGTGAAGAGCACTGGGATAATGAGTATCCCTGGGAAGTGAGCGCTGAGGCTCTGAAGTGCTTCGTGCATGGTTGCTAGCGCCTCCTAGCGCGGGACGGTGTAGGTTGACTTGCCGCTGTAGTGCTTCTTGTGGACCTGCTTGCAGTCCGCGTAGCTGAGCTGGCCGACGGCTCGCCTGATGCTGGTTTCGAGTGCGCGCTGCTGCAAGGCGCTGAGGACGGGTCGCTTCTTGGGCATTGGTACTCCTCTCGATGGTTTGTAGTGCCCTCCCCGTCGCTAGGCAGCGACGGGGAAGGGCGTGATCGGGCTGTCGCCCCTGGCCTTGTTGCAGGGTCCGCAGCTAGGCTGGATGTTGTGCATCGCGTAGCTGCCGCCGGGGATGATGCGGTCCTGTTCTAGCGTTTCGGCTGTGAGAGCCTCGCCGCAGTGTACGCACGGGCAGGTTGTGCCGTCGCCGAACCTCCACAGGAGCTTCTGCTTGCGAATCTGTCGATCCTTGGCCTTGCCTCGACGGTCTGGCTTGCCTTTCCGGTAATTCATAAACACCTCCTTTCCTTTGCCGGAGTCCTCGCGCCCCTTCGCTTGCGGGGCGCAAGCTAACGCTAGCAGGTCTCGCTGACGGACGCAAATCCAGGCCGGCGCCAAGACAGGCCATTTCAATTTGAGTGGAAAACATGAAATTAAACTGATATCCGTGATGTGATTTGATTTGAATGGAAAACAAAGAATTTTGCTGATCTTGCGCACACATCACATCAATTTGAATGGAAAACAATGATTTAAACTGATTCTGCGCACCACACCACATCACCTCACTTCACATCATGTTGCCACTGCAACAACCCAACCCACATCACACCATGTTGCCATGGCAACAACCCCACATCACACCAAGTCGACCATTCCGGTCGGAATGGTCTGTTGCGGTGGCAACAGTTGCGTTGGCGCAACTGAGGTGGCGTGGCAACGGTTGCGCGGACGCAAGTGTTCTGGCCGCGCACGTGGTTCGCATGGCGCACGCTGGTGCGTGATGCGCACGCCGGTGAGGTGTGCGTCGGGCGCTTGCTGCGCTAGCGCTTGCTAGCCTGACGTGTAGCTAGCACCCCTAGCCGGTCGGCTAGTCTTTTCGTGTCGTGTTGCTAGACGGTCGGCTAGGTTTGCGGGTGAAGTGCCTAGACGTAGGGCTAGGATTCGGGCCGCTAGCGTTGCGAAGCGATGCGAAGCGCGCTAGGCTTGCTGCGAAGCAGCGAAACGGTCGCTGCCGAACCGGAGGTTCCGATGCCCCGCAAGACCCGCAAGTCCCCCGCCCCGCCCGCCCCGCTCTCGCTCGACGAGCGCCGCGATGCCGCGATTGCCGCGCTCCCCTTCGCTCCCGACCGGGAGCCGACCGACCCCCGCAACTTCGACTCGCTCCCGGAGGACGTGCAGGTCGCAATCGTCGCGGAGATGCTGCTCGACTTCCGCGTCCGCAAGATCGGCGGGGACGCGATGCGCGGCAAGTATGCCGGAGCGTCGGAAGCGCATAAGCACGGTCGCGGCCTAACCGGCCCGCGCCGCCGCGCGATCTTCGAGCAGTTCGGCAAGCGCGCGGAGGGCGTCGGCAAGTCCTACGTCGCCTTCCGCTCCGGCGCTCCCCGCGTCGGCACGAACGCGAAGGGCGAGGGCGAGGGCGCGGCCCGCCGCGCTGCCGACGCGATGCGAGAGCTAGCGGACGCGAAGGTCACCGCGCTCGACGCGAAGGGGTGCCGCGCGCTGCTCCGCTCGCTCGACGCGGACGCGAAGGTGCCGACCGTCCGCAAGGGCGACGAGAGCGCGCTGCGGGCCGCGACCGTCGCGGCCGTGCTCGCGTCCGGGAGCGTCGCCTAGCGGCCGCTAGCGGCCCGCTAGCGCCCCCGCGCTAGCTCTCCCCGTCCGTTCGCATCCCGATCCGGAGCGGAACGAGCGGAGGGCGAGCGTAGAGGGGCGCGAGGGGCGCGAGAGAGGGCGAGCTAGCCGCCCCTCTCGCGCCCCTTTTCTTTGCCCGCCGGGGCTGAGCTGATCCCTCTCAATATTTCCTGAGGGATAGGTGTGTTGACGTGAAACTCCCGCGCACGCGCGAGCACGCCCGCGCCTCTGTCAGATGAAAATGTTGCACCCCCAAAGAAAATCGGCTAGGCTACCTTTGTGGCTGGTCGACCACAGCGAAGAGCCAGACGCGAGGCCCAGAGGATCGCCAATGGCCGCCCACTCGACAAAGATCACCGTCCAAAGTACCAGTATTTGGCGGACATCTACGCTGAGAAGTATGACACCTTCACAGCCCTCAGACAGCACCTCATACAAAACGGCATTGTCGAGCACCGCATCAACCCGTATGATGTCATACAACGCGCCATCGATGACACGACGACTGACTACATGCTCCTCCGCCAAAGAATTGACCGTGATACGCAAGGTGACGCAGAACTCATCCCCATCCATGATCTCTACCCCTACATGGAGGAGATGCGCGAAGCCGCTGTGCGTTATGCCACGTTCGCCACGCAGTACGACATTCAGCGCCGCCAACTGAAACTGTCCGAAAGCCGTGTCGCACTACTCGCCCACGCCCTCCGCAACGTTCTCCAGAACCTCGATGTCCCCCAGGATACAATCCGCAAAATTCCACAGCTTCTAATAGCTGAAATCAAGAACGAGGAGCCACAGCGCAAGACAGGGGCTAGCGCCCAGCCAAGTAAGCTTGACCCCACAAAGGCGCTCGCCATGGCTGAAATTCTTCACCATGACGCCGAAATTGAAGTGATAGACATCGACCCAGACGATGATAATGGGCATTGATCTGAGCGCCGACAAGAATCTCCTTGAGGATCTCCAGAACCTCGATGAGTTGTGGAACCCCAAACCGAACCCCTACCAGCAAAACCCCATTAGCTGGGTGAAAAACGAGGCCAAGGCCGAGATTTGGTCAAAACAGGCGGAAATCTACAACTCTGTTCGTGACCACCGCTATACAGCCGTCAAAAGCTGCCACGGGCCAGGCAAGAGCTTCACAGCGGCGCACGTTGTGGCTTGGTGGCTAGCGACACAGAAAGACCCCTTTGTAGTGACCAGCGCCCCTACCAGCCATCAGGTTCGCACGATTCTGTGGCGGGAAATCCGGCGCGCCAAGAAGCTCTCTGACATGCCCGGTAAAATCACGCAGGGCCAGGTGCCGGAGTGGCGGATCGCCGATGAGCTTGTGGCTTTCGGCCGTAAGCCAGCTGACTACCTTGATCCTGTAGAAGCGAGCGCCGCCTTCCAGGGCATTCACGCCCAGAACCTGCTGGTGGTCCTCGACGAAGGCAGTGGTATCCCTGATTGGCTCGCCATGGCCACTGAGACGCTCATCACCAATGAGACCTCCAGACTTCTGATCATTGGCAACCCTGATAACCCGCTGAGCTACTTTGCGAAGTGCTTCAAGCCGGCCTCAGGGTTCCACACGATCACGATCACGGCCTTTGATACGCCCGCCTACACCGGTGAACCTGTAAGCTCTGACCTGGCAAACCGCCTAACCAGCCGAATTTGGGTGGAAGAGCGCAAGAAGCGCTGGGGTGAAGGCAGCCCGCTCTACAAGAGCAAGGTTCTGGCAGAATTTCCTGACATCACCGATGACACGGTCTTTACACCGGCGATGCTGACAGGCGCCATCATAAACGACCGCTCCAGACACGCTGTCGACACGCCCGGCCGCTATGGCTTTGACGTAGCGCGCTTGGGCGCTGATGAGTCGGTGATTTACCACAATAAGAATGGCTATATTCGGCTGGTAGCTCGCTGGTCGAAGGTCGACACCATGGAGTCTGTGGGCCGGTTTAGGCGGCTGCACCCCAGTACCCCACCCGAAAACACTCCGACCACGATCATCGACGTTAATGGCCTGGGTGCCGGGGTCTTTGACCGGCTTCGTGAGCTGGGCTACCCAGTAAACCCATTTAACGGTGGTGAAAAGGCCCATAACCCCATGAAGTTCAAGAATCGGCGGGCCGAAGCCTACTGGGAAGCCCGTGAAATGTTCGAGGAAGGGCTCATCGACATCGAGGAACTCGATGAAGACCTCCAGGCCGAACTTCTGGAGACACACTTCAAGCCGAACTCAACGGGCCAGATTCAGATCGAGTCAAAAGAGGATATCACTCAGCGCCTGGGCCGCAGCCCGGACCGCGCCGACGCCTTCGTTATGAGTCTTCAGGCCCAAGCGACCACGGCGATCCCCACAAAAACGCGCCCAGAACCGATAAAAACCCACAAAATCACACAAAAAACCGGCAATCACGAGCTAATCAGCCCACAAGAACCAGAAGACCTTGTTGGAGACCTAATGGACATTGAGTTTTGACATGCCGCCCGCCAGAGTCAAAGGTACAGTGCAGAGCAGCGGCCGGGACATGCCGGTTCTGCCAAATAAGCCTGATAAGCGCATTCGCCTGGTGAGTCTCAGCAGCGCTCGTGGCCCCGGCCAGGGTGCGCCACCGGCCGACCACCTAAATGTGTACCCGTTTCCGTTCCAGGGGCTGTTTCAGCCAGCACGTCATGGGCACTACCCAGTTTTCGGTGTTGGCACCGCGCGCCGCGTCGGCGCTTGGCGTGTGGCCGGCACTGGAACTCTGGGCGGAACTCACAAGGATTACTGAGCTATGAGCCACGAAACCCAGATCGGCAGCGACCAACTCGATGCTGACCCTCTGACGCCAACGACGGTACAACAAGAGGCCGACGAGGACACCGAGCCTGACACGGACATTGACCCTGATGAGGACCCAGAGGCCGACGAGGGTGACGCTGAGCAGCCTGGTGTAGAGGGCCAGGGCTTTACCGCTGAGGACCAACCTGACCAGGAGGCCGAGCACAGTGGCTAGAGGCTGGGTTTCAGGCCTAACGTACCAGAAGGTTCTGGATGCCAGGGTGCGCACCGTCAAAGCGGCCTGGGTTGCCTACAACAACCGGGCAAATGTGCACTACACACAAGGCCCCTCGCGCTGGTCTGGCATCAACTCTAGGAAAATGGCCTACAAGGGCCAGTACCCCACACAGGCCGACTGTAGCGCTTTTGTAACGTGGTGCATCTGGAACGGCATTCTGTTGCCATACTACTGCAAGGACACGGTCAACGGCAGCGACTGGAAGGCCGGTTACACCGGCACGATGCTTGGCCATGGGCGGCGCAAGCAGTTCCGCGATGTGCGCAAGGGTGACGCCATCATCTATGGGCAGCCCGGCTCAACGGGTGCGCACACCGCCCTCGTCGTGGGCTGGTCAAAGAGGATTAGCCAGGGTGGCATCCCGATGGTGATCAGCCACGGCTCCGAGGGTGGGCCATACTACCTGCCGTACAACTACCGCAGCGACATCATGCAATTCAGGCGGTACATCTAGCGCTATGGGCCTAGTTCTTGTCATTATTGGCATTGTGCTCCTAATTCTGGGGTACTTCCTGATCGGGCTGATCTGCGTCATTGTCGGCATTCTGTTGTTCTTCGTGCCTTGGGACGGCGGCTACGGCTATCACCACTACCGACGGCGGCCACCGCCGTGACACTCGTAAACCTGAAACTCCCTTTCCAAATTGAGATCCCATTACTGGAGGAGCTAGTGGCTAGCGTCGATGAACTTAAGGCTCAGATGGCGGACGCGAAGGACAGTCTGCAATCAGCCATCGACCGGGTGCAGGCCGATGTTGAGAACCTGAAGCAGCAACTCGCTGGACAAATCAATCCTACTGACCTCGATCCGATCAGTCAGGGTCTGGCTGACCTTAAGACCAGCCTCGACGCGCTCGACCCGGACCCCAGCAACCCTCCTCCACAGCCGGCCTGAGCAAGACCGCAAGAACGGCAAGCGGCAGTAACCGCGACCTTCCCTTCAGAATGAAAGTCATCTTCCAGAAGATTTGGCGTGAACCGGCAGTGGCAATTGGTCTGCTTGCCACGATAATTCTGGTCGTGATTAACCTTCTGGGTGAGAATAAGTGGGACTTTCAGCAAGTTGTGGCAGTTGTAGCACCGTTTCTCAGCAGTTTGGGGATTCGGCAGGCTGTAATGCCGATGGCAAAGCTCGATGATGCAACGCGCCCCGATGCATGACACTAGACAACCCGACACTGCTGGGAATAGCCGCTGTTATATCAGCAGTAGGTGGCATTGCCAGTACAATAGCAGCGCTCAGGAAGTCCAGAAGCGAGGAATACGAACACGCACTGAAAGAACTCAAAGAAACACGAGCCGAGGCCGAGCAGCTAGCCGAGGAGCTTCACAGACGCAAAATGGAGCACCCCGATGAGAGCTAGCACCATATTGACCGTCGTTGGGGCATCGAGCTTTCTGGCCGCAGGTGGCTTCGGAACCGCTGCTGTGATAGCGCAGACCGGTGGCCCTGTCAAAACTGTCACAATCGACGTTGGTAAAGGTGAGAAAGGCGACCCCGGACCGGCTGGCCCCGCTGGCCCAGCAGGCCCGAAGGGTGATAAGGGCGACACAGGTGACAAGGGCGCTCAGGGTCCGATTGGTCTCACCGGCCCGGCTGGCCCTAAAGGCGATCAAGGGCCTCCTGGCGGAACGACCTGCCCACAAGGCTTTGTGTTCGGTCGACTGATAATTAACCATCCTGGCGGGCAAGCTGAAATCTACACTTGCATGACCCCGGCATCAAACTAACGTGGCAATCGACTTTACACCCAAGATCGTAAACCTGAACCTGTATGCGGGCGACGGCGCTGTTTTCATGATCAATGTTAATGGGGATTCGGGTCCGGTCGATATCACGGGGACAGTCGCTGCCCAGGTCAAGCCTTCATACGATGGAGCGACTGCGGCTGCGTTTGCTGTAGACCTTACCAACGCAGCTTCTGGTGTAATCAAGCTTAGTATGTCGGGGGTCGATACAGCCAGCTTAGTGAATAACGGCATGGCATACACGGGAGTTTGGGACTGTCAATGGACGGCTTCTGGGGCTCAACCCAAGACTTTGGTATGCGGATCAGTCAAATGCTATCCTGATGTAACAGAATGACCTCTATCTCTGTAAATCCGACTCAAATCACGGTGGATATGTTGAAGCCTCCTACCATCGAGGTTTCTACTGGAACAGGAGGGGCGCAAGGTCCGCCTGGTCCGCAAGGTCCACAAGGCCCGCCTGGCCCTGAAAACAACGCCTTCGCCTTCTTCAATGGCTGATTCTTTCAAAGCTCTGGCAGCGGCCGACCTTCTGGTCTGGACGCCGCCACCCCAGATTCTCATGACGCCGCTGTCGGCGATGGCGCCTGCTGAGGCACTTCCTCAGGACACGTTAGTGTACAAGGTGCCTGCTGGCTACGACGCCATCATTCGTATGATCATTGTAACATCGAGCGTCGATCCTGAACAGAATATCACGCTGCGCTGTTACACCGACGCGCTTGGGCCATTGCCGCTCTTTGGCCCGTTCGCTCTGGGGACTAATGAGTGGGCTGAATGGACAGGAACCCTAACTCTTGAGCAGAATGGTGAAATCCGTGGCGTAACTGAGCAAGGTGAGTGCTCAATCGCCGTCTATGGCATGGAGCACGCCGTATGAGCCCGCTGACGATCTATAACGAGCTTGGTGTCCCAAAGCAGGGTTCTGGTCCGCAGGGTCCGCAAGGTGAACCTGGACCTGCTGGGCCGCAGGGCGATCCAGGACCGCAAGGCCAGCAAGGTCCGCAGGGCGATCAGGGTCAGCAAGGCATTCAAGGTCCCATTGGCCCGCAGGGACCGAGCGGCGATGGCTCTCCTGGCGATCAGGGGCCTCCTGGCCCGCAAGGCCCCGCTGGGCCGCAGGGTCCACAGGGACCGTCTGGAGTGCCAGGTGCGCAAGGTCCAAAGGGCGATACTGGTGATACAGGAGCTATCGGGCCACAAGGGCCGCAGGGACAGAAGGGCGATCCAGGAGCCCAAGGCGCTACTGGCTCAACAGGCGCTACTGGTCCGGCAGGCCCGCAGGGACCAAAGGGCGATCAAGGGGCTGTTGGCGCTACAGGACCACAAGGTCCGCAAGGTCCGCCAGGCGCAGCCGCCTCCACTAAGCGCAATTGGAACTTGCCAGGTGATAATTCTGGTGATAACTCAAACAACAGCACCACTACTTGGATTACCACCAAAAGCCCTGTCTTTACAGCACCCGCTAACGGCTGGTATCGGTTCGATGCTGGTTTCAACGTCGTAGTCGATACAAATGGCACGACAGCTACGATGGCGCTTATGGTCGATGCTACAGCAGCACGCATCCAGAATGCTACAGGCAACTCGGGTTGGTTCATGCCAATCAGCATTCGTAGTACATTGCAGCTTACGACAGGCCAAAAGGTGACCATCGGCTACCGTCCTACAACTTCAGGCCGTAATGTGTCGCTAGTCAACTCAAACTCAATCATACCGCTGATCCTGGTGCAAGAGGTCGATGCGCCGTCATAGGCAAAGGAGCACAGATGGCCAAGAAGGATGAAGAGCAGCAGCAGGAGCAAGCCAAGCCTCTCACGACAGAGGAAGCCAAGGAAGCCGGTCAGGCTGAGCAGGAACGTCTGAACGAGGAAGCCGCCGATCAGCCGTCCTGGCCGCCCGACCCGGACCCGACCACAGTCCCGACGAACGCACCTGAGAACCCTCCCCAGCCACCGCCCGTTGAATACCCCGAGCCAGAGGAGGAGGAAGCTACAGAATAAGCGGACCCGAACTCGATCATACCTCAGACATGCTCAGCCCCGGATATACACCTCAGCGGTGAACGGGTAGGGACACCGGGGCTGAGCAAACCAAAACTATGAGCGTAACACTATACCCAGAGACCAGCACGCAGTTCCTCGCCAGGATGATTCTGGCGACACGCGAGCAGCATCAGATCAATAGTCGTGACGCGCAGCGCCTCAGCAACTTGGCGCAGTTCGGTCCACAGGGACCGCCAACCACGATGCCAGAGGAGCGTCGTGATGCCAGCACGCCGCCGACGCCTGTTACGGCGAAGGATTTGGTGCTTGACTAGTGAGCCAAGTTCCGAACCTTCCACCACCTTGGGGTCCGAGTCGTGATCCGCACTTTGATGCTACTGGCACTTTTGAAGGGTACGGTCTACATAGCCGTGTGGACGTCCAAACGGCTATTGCCAAGGGTTGGTGGTATCGACCCGCGTGGTACGAGCGACTGCAACCCGACACCCGTCGGTGCCGCTTTCATGGCGAGATCATGTTCCCGGAACAGCCGCTATCACAAGCCGACCTCGACATCATGTACGCGCATCAGAATGCAGGGATGGCAACAGGTCCGGTCGGATGAGTAACGGTTTTGGATCACGAGTTATGCCGCTGGATAGCCCCGGCTCCAGCAAGCCGCCTACTGGTGAGCAAGGCAGCTTCAGCAGTTGGGCCGGTGGCTATACGCCGCAGTGGGCCGTTCTCCAAGCTATGGATGAGCTTGAGAACAACCCTAAGCTCACTTTTCCTGAAAGCATCTATACCTACCACTCGATGCGGACTGATCCGCAGATTCAGGGCCTTTTGACGGGAGCGATTTGGCCACTTCTGCGGATGCAGTGGTATATTGACCCGAATGGCGCCAAAAAGGAGATTGTTGATAAGATCAGCGCCGACTACAATCTGCCGGTGTTCGATCCAGCTGCACCGCCACCCGTTCCTGACCCGCTAACTGGACAACTGCCGCCGTCGCCATTCAAAACTTTCCAGAAGCGCCCTGAGCAGGGTCGCTTCAACTTCCTTGAGCATCTGGAAACTGCCATGGAAGCCATTGCCTACGGCTTTGAAATCTTCGAGCAAGTTGGCTACATCGGGGACGATGGCTTGTGGCACCTCAAGAAGCTGGCGTTGCGCCCGGCGCAGACCATCACGGAGATTCATCTGACGCAAAGTGGCGATATCGACTACGTCATGCAGTCAAACTTGATCGAGGAGCCGTTGAGCATCGACCGGCTTGTCGTGTACAGCTTCCAGAAGCGCGGAGCTAACTGGCATGGTAGGAGCCTGCTCCGTGGGTGTTATGCTCCTTGGCTTCTGAAAGACAGGGCAATGCGTGTTGGCGTCATGAACATTCAACGTGCGGGCGTTGGCACGCCAATAGCGCAGGGCCATCCAGGAGCCACTGAGGCGGACCTGCGTGTCCTGGCCGATATGACGCAGAAGCTCGTGGCAGGCGACAGATCAGGAGGGGCGATTCCATATGGGGCAACGCTCAAACTGATCGGCGTCGAGGGCGGGCAGCCTGACACAGTCGCATTTGTCAAGCTTATGAACGAGGAGATGGCTCGCTCCTTCTTCCAGATGTTCATGCAGCTTGGTCAGACAACGTCAGGCTCCCGCGCTCTCGGTGAAACATTTGTTGAGTATCACAAGCTCGTGACGGAGTATCTCGCTGAGTGGTTCACTATGATCTTCAACGAGCATGTGATTGAGGATGACGTTGACTGGAACTACCCGGACGAGGAGTTCGTACCACTACTCGCATGGAAATGGGACGATCAGACTAGCACCAATCCACAGCTGCCTAAGAATCCAGGACAGTCGCAGCTTCCGCAAGTGGAGCCGCCGCATGGGCAACAGCCCATCACGCAGAACCCCGCCAAGCAAATGCAACAGTCGATCCAACAGGGACTGGTCCAAGTTGACCCTAAGACCCAAGCAATGGTTTTCAGCTAACTTCACCCGGCAAACCGTGGCCGGTCGGGCGAAGCGCTCATCCAGCGGGCGGCTTGTTCTGGCGGCCCCTCCCTCCGTCATTTCAACGCCGTCCGCCGGAGCGCTATGAGAACTAACGATATCCATATCAAGATCGCAGAGGGCATCTTAGAGGCTGCTGTTCTGACAAGCAAGAAGCGTAAGAGCCTGTCAAGTTCAAGCTTCGTGTTCCCGAAGGACCGCCGCTACCCAATCCACGATAGGGCGCACGCCGCCAACGCTCTAGCCAGAGCGAGCGGCAAGCCTGAGTACAGCAAGGTTCACGCAGCAGTCTGTAGGCGCTACCCTGACCTGCCAGCATGTAAGCGGACCGGCTAAATGAAGAGCAACGATATCAACATCGATGTGAGAGCCGACCATACGGTCAGCATGAACTATGCCATGCCAGGCAACAAGTACCCTATCACCACACGAGCGGCGGCGCGTAGCTCGATGGCTAGCGCCAAGGGTAAGCCTGAGTATGGCACCGTAGCGAAGGCAGCTTGTCGGAAATACCCTGATCTACCGGGATGCAACGCGGTCAAGACATGAGCTTACAGATCGACCTCAGCGCAGGGCATCTTGAGGTCGGGCCTGAAGCCCGGCGCAAGCTCCGTGGGCTTATTCAGTACTACATGAAGAAGCCGCATCCCTTCACAGCTTGCGTCCGTGATAACACAAAGCGCTTTGGGCCGGAGGGCGCTAAGCGTGTCTGCGCCACGCTCAAGGACATCGGCGAAGGTGATAACACACATTGGCGCAAAGGCGGTCGGACGAAGGCCGAGTGGAACTTCATTACGGCGATGGCGGCCGAGGCTTTGGAGGAGCAGCACAAACCGCAACTGACGACGGTGCCAAATGTCCAAATCGTCAAGACCGGAATCGAGTACCCTCTCAGTACCGGCCCCACTACCTTCACCGCTGAAGACCTCGCTAGCGCTGTCGCTGCACAGTCCGACCCCAGCGTACCCAAGCCACGTATCTGGATTGGGCACTCCGACGACAAGCGTTTTCATGGCGAGCGGACTAGCGGGATTCCCAGCGGAGAGCCTGCTGTCGGAAAGGTCACCGACATGCGACTGGCCCAGGATGGACATCTAATCGAGGGTGATCTAACTGGTGTCCCGCGATGGCTCGCAAACATCATGGGGAGCGCCTTCCCATCGAGGAGCATCGAAGGTCGCTTCAACGTCCAGACGCCGACTGGGAAGAAGCACCGGCTCGTCATCAATGGCTTAGCGCTGCTTGGTGTTACCTGGCCCGGTGTTATGACGCTCGACGACATCGCAACCCTATACACCGAAGCCGGTCCAAAAGTCGAGGTGATTGAAGCTACGCCTGATCTACCCATTACACTCAAACCGAAGGGCCAGCGTGCGGTCGTCGGCAAGGTCAATGTTGATGATCTACGGCGCGCTTGGTATATGGCAAACAGGTCTGATCCTGATAAGCATAATTGGTGGCTGCGCAGCATCTATGTCGAGCCCAATGAGCTTATCGTGGACGCAGACGATGGTGGCACGCTGCTCCGTCAGCAGTTCAGCATCGACGGCACCAAGGTGACGTTCGGTGCGCCGCAACGCATCAAGGTGCAATACGTCAATGCTAGCCATGGAGGTATCGAAGCCGAGCCTATCAACGAGAATCGTCAGCATGTAGCTACATTCACTCAATCTACGCTCGACGTACCAATCTGGTCGAGCATCAATGTCAAGCTAGGAGGATAATTCAAGTGCGGTTGCACTTTGAGGAAGGTGAGCGAGAACTGCTTACCGCCCGCCTTGGACTGGCCGATGACGCCGATGATACGGCGGTCGCTCAGGCTGTGGCGCAGTGGATGCAGGAGGAGCCGCAGAACTCAGACGCGAGCAACCAGGATGACGACACGAACGCGAGCAGCAACATCGACGACGTCAACACCGACGACGGCGATGTGGTCATCGTGGACGTGACTGAGTTCCGGCGACTCCGTCAGAGGGACCGCGTGGCAGCTGAAGTCGAGGAGGCCACTCGGCGTCGTGACCGCGACGAGTTGATCGAGGAGGCTATCGCTGACGGCAAGTTTAGCCCTGGCCGGCGTGAGCACTATCGGACGCGCTTCGACAGCGATCCGGAAGGCACCACGACTCTGATCGCTCGCCTTACCAAGAACACTGTGCCGCTGGAAGCACGCGGCGCTGACGTTCCGACCGATGAGGTCGATCAGGACACGTACCCGAGGGACTGGGTGCCAGAGGTCGCAGCCCGAGCCAAGCGCGGTGAGAGCCGCGTTCACGGGGAGGACTGATCATGGCTGAAGCAATCGCCTACTACGACCCCGGCGCAGATATCACCTGCCAGCATGTCAGCGGCAATGTCGGAGGCCGGTGCGTTGGCTGGCCGGCAAGCCGTCAGTCGGGTGGTCCGTCGGGCATTAGCGACTCGGGCCTTGGCGTCCTGGTCGTCGACAACCCGACGGCAAACACCTCAGTGTTCGGCGTCACTAGCCACGACGTGGCCGCAAACGGTTACGTCAACGTCATGCGGGCACCGAAGGTCGTGCCCATCGAATGCACGGCGGCTGTTGCAATTGGTGACCTCGTCACCACGGCAGCCGATGGTCGTGTCACCAAGTCGACAACTGGGCAGAACGCTGTCGGGCGCGCTTTGTCGGTTGGCGCAACCGGCACGTTCGCTGCCATCCTTCTGTTCCCCTACGCCGTTACGGCACCGTAAGGAGGTGAAAGAAATGTCAGTTATGGAAGCTACGTTCGACGAGATCATGGAACACGCATACAACTCAGGGCCGCGTGTCCACTTCGAGCCGCAGTTCGTGGACCTGGGCGGGGGCTACTTCGCTCTGTCTGCCGGGCCAGAGATTCTGGCTAACACTCCGGCGCAGGTGGCGCACCCGCTCGGGCCGCCCACCATCTCCGGCACGAAGATCACTGTCGACACGATGCTGAATCAGCCGGTCCGGATCACTCGCATGATCATGGACATGACTCTTCAGCGTTTCGTCGCTGACCGCATCTTCGCCTCTGGCGGAGGCGTCACTGGTGGCGCGGTCGTCTACGACTCTGTCGAGGCCAACGACCTCTACACGAGCCGAGACATCGAGCGTGTCGCGCCTGGCGCCGAGTTCCCGATCATCACGTCGGCTCGGCGTGCGCCCAATGTCGCTGAGGTCGAGAAGTGGGGCGGCAAGGTCTGGATCTCAGACGAAGCCCGCGACCGCAACGACAATACGCTGTTCACGAATCAGCTGCGGCAGCTCAGCAACACGGTTGTGCGCAAGATCAACGCCCGTGCCCTTCAGGTTCTGGAGGCAATGTTCACGGCGTATCCGTCCAGGGTCGTCGTGTCGAAGTCGCAGGCCGTTGGCGGCTGGGATGCTGTCACGCCCTACGGTGGTACGCCGACCGCGCCTGGCGCATGGCCTGCCGCTGACTTCGCGATGGCGGCTGAGATTGCTGAGACCGACGAACTCGGTATCAGGTACGACCTCTGGATCCTCAACCCCGGCAACTACACCGATCTGCTGCTGCTGTATGGCGGCGACGGTATCCAGGAACTGCTCTCAACGCTCGGCCTGGAAATCTACGTGTCGAACCGCGTCACCCTTAACACGGCCTACGTCGTGGCACAGGGTCAGGTCGGTCAGATGCGGACGGAGCAGCCACTCGGCACGGAAACGTGGCGGGAGCCGAATCGCCAGCGCACTTGGGTCCAGGCCTCGGTGCGACCGCTGATGTTCGTCGACAATCGGTTCGCCGCTCTCAAGGTGACGAACCTCAAGGGTTAACATGAGCAACCCGGCCACAACTGAAGACCTCAAGCCCGTTAGGGTGAAGGTCCGCCAAGTGGATTACTTCACGAAGGCGACTGACCCCTTGGGCCGCGAGGTTGATAGGATCGTGACGGCCTACGGTCCTGGATCGCCATTCCTGGATCCTGCTGAGCGCTCTGATCTAGAGTCTGGCAGCCAGGCCTACGCAGATGCCCTCAGCGACTTTCAGCATGGGCAGCTGATTATGGTCAGGCCGCAGGCTTACGTCGGTCTGATCGAGAGCGGTGCTGTGCGCGATGTCCAAACCGATGCGGAGGGTGAGGAGGTTGTCGAGGAAGAAGTCCTCCTTGACGTGAATACGGCTTCGGTCGATCAGCTTACAGAGTGGATCCGGGCTGAGCGGCCGACCGTCAACGACGTTGTGCAGGCAAGCGGAGGCGACCCCGATGTGGCGCAGAAGCTACTGGAAGCCGAATCGCAAGCCACCGATGGTGAACCACGTAAGGGCGTTTTGGAGGGCCTATCCGCCGTCATCTCTAGAGGCTAATGACTTGGGGGCCGGGCTGGCAGGATGTCTCCACTAGCACCGGCCCCCACCTACCGCTATGACTATCCCCGTTGATTGCAGACCGACCACCGCCGACGTTGCGGCTTACATCAAGAACCGCACGGTTGACGACAATAACAACTTTATTGGCGACTTCACGAATACGACTGTCGTTACGCAGTCTGAGGTTGACAGGATTATCAATCAAGCGGGCGAGATGGTCCTATCGGCGCTGCGTTACAACTCAACGATATCACCACCGTTTCCGCCAGACAACGTGCCTGCCGTCAAAGCTTTGATTGCGCTCTTCAGCGCGTGCTGCGTTGAGGTTACAAAGTTCAGTGAGCAGATTGCTCGCCAGGTCAGCCCGTATCCGTACCTCAAGGATATGTTCGACGGGATGCTCAGCCAGAAGCAGGCCGACCTCGGCATTATGCCACCAGCCGGCAGTGGTGGGAGTAGTCTGAGCCTAACCGATCTGATAGCTAGTCAGTACGGCTTGGCTCAATATCAATTCCCAACTGACCCGATGGTCAACTGGAATACCGCGTTCTGATGCCTTTCATCGTTCCAGAAAGGCGCATCGAGGATATGGCTTACCATATCGAGGTCTTTGGCGAGCGAGCCGAGCACCTCAAGCCTGTCCTTGAAGATATCACGGATAAGATTCTGGAACGCGAGCGCCATATGTTCGAGACACATGGTGCGAGCAGTGGTGTATACTGGGCACCACTTAAGGCGACGACCATCTTGCGCAAGGGTGGCGGAACTGCTAAGCGGCGTGGCGGTCGCATTACAAGCACAGGTGGCGCACCCGCTTTTGAAGCGATTCCGTTCCCAGAGCGCCCGCTTTGGCGATTTGGCGAACTGATGCTAAGCTTGTCGGAGCGCGGTGCTAAGTATCAGCACCTCACGGTCGATGATGAAGGAATTGATCTCCGCACCGATCACCCATCGGCTAGCTATCACACTACGGGCACACGGCGGATGCCAGCGCGACCGCCTTTGGTGATTCCCAAGAAGCACGCTGAGGAGTACACCAAAGACATAAACGACTTCATATTCGGAGAGCGTCATGAGTAACATGATAGCGTTCTCCGACATCGAGGATCGAGTCCTCGCTCATTACAAGTACTGGATGAATACCTGGCTCCTTCAACGCGAGCAGTCTGTCGGTCTAGACTACTACACAATTGCGAGGCCGCGCAGCTATCGGGTCAAGCAGGCGTTCTCCGTGCTCCCTGGGGAGGAGCAGACACCTATTGTAATCGCTGTCTCCGACGGTTTCGCGGAGCAACCCGTCCGGAGAGGCTCGGGCGACTATGACAGCCTGTTACGGTTTGGGATTGCGGCCGTATGTTATGGCAACGAAGGCTCCTCCAGAGAGCTATGTGGCCATTATCAGTCTGCGCTTCTGAATATCGCAATCCAACATACTAAGATTGATGACAGCATCGCGCTCTGGGACTTCATTAATCTACGAATTGAGGACATCGACGAGGAAGCCATCGGTAGGTCAATGTCGGCAGTCAGGATTGAGCTATTATACAGGGTTAACGCTTTCGTGTCGGTGGCCCAGGCTCTGCCGGTACACGTTCCCGATGGTGCAGTTCCTGTGCCACCTGTTGAGCATGATGTCGAGCACGTCTTTGTTAACGCCGACCTGTACAAACCAGACGAGGAGTTTCCTTAGTTGACTGATTACGTTGCCCCAATTGATGCCAGCGAGTATGTTCTGGCAGACGGAAGGATCGTCGTTCCTGGCGAGTCCGTGGATCTCTCGGACAGCGATGTTGATGAGCCGCACAACAAGCGTCTGATCGAAAGCGGACAGCTGATCGAAGTGAATGATACAAAGTCCTCAAAGAAGAAGAAGGAGGATTCATGAGGCCAGGCGTCAATGTAACGACGCGTGAGTCTGCCCCGCCCAGCACTATCCCAACTGACGTTGGCACCGGCTTCATGGTCGGCGTTGCCGAGGCTGGGCCGATGCAGCCTGTCTCGGGAGATGTTGTCCAGAACATGGACGAGTACAAGACTGTATTCGCTCCCAGTGGACGCAGCTACGCCGCCGGTGTCGCGACATACGATGCCGCTGAGACGTTTTTCAACGAAGGCGGCAACCGTCTGTTCGTGGGTCGTGTGGTGGGTCCGGCCGCAGTCGCCGCCACTATCACCCTTCCCGACAACGCGGCGGCGGTCGCTCTCACTGCTACGGCTAACAGCCCTGGTAGCTGGGGCAACAACGTCCACATCGAAGTTCGGACTAACACTGAAGATCCCAACATCGCTTCAGGAAGCTATCGGCTTCGTGTCGTGCGGACTTCCGACAGCTTGATCCTAGAGGAGAGCTACGATCTGGTCGATAACACGGCTGCTCTGTCATGGGCAGCTGGCAGCGGCTACATCAATCTAGCTGCTGGCGTGTCGGCTTTGGACCCGGCAGCCGGGTCATACGCACTAGCTGGCGGAACTAACGACACTCCGAGTATTACCAATACGAGTTGGCAGAATGCGCTCAACAATCTGGGCACTGGCCTCGGCCCTGGAATTCTGTTCCTGCCCGGTGTGACGACTCCTGCCATCTACAATATGGCTGCTGAGGCGGCGCGCGTGCAGTATCGTGTGGTGTTCCTCGATGCCGCTGACACGCCGACGGCGAGCACCTTGATCGCAACCGTCAAGGGTATCGTCGATGGCACAAACAAGCGGGCGCGGTTCGCGGCGCTGTTCGCTCCCTGGATCAACATTCCGGGTTTGGCATCGAACACGGTGCGCAAGATCGCGCCAAGCTCTGCCGTCGCGGGTCTGTTCTGTCGCAATATGGCAGCCGGTCTGTCGGCTAACGATCCGGCCGCTGGCGATAACGGTGTGCTGCGCACGGCGCTCGATCTCACTCAGGTTTACACGGACTCCGACCGTGAGGACCTGAACGACAACGGCGTCGATATCATCCGCGATATGTACGGCCAGCGCAAGGTCTATGGCTGGCGCACGGTTGTGGACCCAATTGGCGACCCGCGTTGGATCAATCTCGGCAACAGCATCATGCACCGCCAGATCGTGGCGATTGCCGGTGCGGTTGGCGAGCGATTCATCTTCAAGCAGATCGATGGCAAGGGCCAGCTGATCAGTAGCTTCGGCGCAGCCCTTGAGGCAGAGGTCTGTATGCCTCTGTTCATGTCGGGCAGTCTGTTCGGTGACTCGACGACTGAGGCGTACAAGGTCGATGTCGGGCCGAGCGTTAACACGAATGCGACAATCGCTGCCAACGAGTTGCACGCGATCATCGCAGTTAAGATGTCGCCGTTCGGAGAGCAAGTCAACATCGAAATCGTCAAGTACCTCGTGACTGACGTTATCCCAGCGTAAGGAGAAAGGATGGATCCAAGAGGAACAGTTGGCGTTCGCCAGAACGATATCAACGTCACCGTTACGTACAAGGGCGTAGTTAAAGACCTTGGTACATTCGATACTTGGTCTGGCGGAAACGTCACTGCTGATAACACCAAGCATCGTCGCGGCGCGATGGGCCAGCAGGTGGCTATCGGCGGCCCTGTGACGATTGAGGATCTCACGGTCAGCCGGGACTACGATCTGACTCGTGATAACCCGAACGGCAAGTGGCTGGCAGACGCAGTTGGCCGTGCCCAGGTCACAGCAACGAAGCATTACAAGGATGCCGATGGAATCAACTTCGGCAAGTACACTCAGATCAGCGGCGTGCTGATCGGGTACAATGAGCCGGGTGCCGATTCGGACTCGGCCGATGTCGCAATGTTCGAACTCGTCATCAACCCTGACGGAGTTGTCGGGAGCGGCTAATGTCTGAAGAAATGGGAGGAATCGGAACAGCGCTCGGTAACGCTCGTGGCTTGTCGCTTCTCCAAGATGCGGAGAAGCGACGGGCTGAGCGGGAGCATAGCCTGTTCCTTGATGTGCCGACTTGGGGCGGCGATCTGGTATGTGAGTACCGGGTAGTTGCACCAGAGGCATTGCGGCGAATTGTCGAGAGCGCAGTCAGGAATGTGCGCAACGGCAACACAGATGAGCCATCGGCCAACGATGTTCGGTTAATCATTGCCGCTGCTGTCGGATTGTATGCAAAGGATCCAGAAACCGGCGAGCGCGTCCCCATCGAGGACGAGCAAGGCCACGTTGGCTATAACAGAATTGCCTACATGCTCGGCAAGGAGGATGAGCTAAAGTCCAACGCAGATGTAGTTCGGTATTTGATGTCGGAGCGAAATGAGGACGGCACCTGGACAGAGAACATTACAGCAATTAGCATCCATGCCAACGCTATTAGCAACTGGATGCGCGACCCCAGCAAGCGCGGCGTTGACTTGGATGATCTAATGGGGGAATTCTAGGCAGCAAGGGCCTGAGCATTGACTTCTTGGCAGTGGCATCTTTGGTTGGTATTAATCCGCAGGCTTTCCTTCATGCCGATGAGATTGAAGTCAGATGCCTAACCCTTGTTGCGGAAAAGGCAATGGAGTATCACCAGATATCGCAGCAGAATCAAGCAGCCCTAATCATACAGTTTCTGGCTAAGGCACTAGGCACAGACAAAAAGCAACGTGGCGTTTAGAGAATCCATAGAAGCAGTCCTGAAGGTCAAGGACGCTGCACGCTTCAAGGCAGCTATGGAAGGTGCTGCCAAGGCGGTGCGCCACCTTGGCGCTATGGAGGAACACGCGGCGGCGCAGACCGAGCTACTGGAGGCTCTTGAGCGTAGACTGAAGAAGCAGAGCGAGGAGCTAACTGTAACACTAACGGCTCTGTCGCACTCTGTTGATAACCTTGGCGACCAGATGTTACAGACAGCTGGTAAGACCGAGGTAATGAACCGTGTGATGAAGAAGTCAGGGACCAATGCCTTCTTCTTGGGTAAGTCGTGGGCTTTCTGGAAGGATCGTCTGAGCCTAACTCGCTCTGAGATTCTCACGACTGCGATCACTATTGGCTCGTATTTCACGCCGGCCATCATCTCGATGGGGTCGAGCTTCGCTAACGCGGCCATCGGCGGCGGTGCTGTTGCCGGGGCCGGTCTGTCGAGCTTGCTCTTTGGTCTAGGGTCATTCCTTCTTGTTGCCAAGCCTGTGGTTAGCAACATTAAGGCTATCTGGAAGGCACAGAGCGAGTACAACCAAGCCGTTCAGCAGTACGGCGCATCATCTGTGCAGGCTAGCCGTCAGAACGCGCATTTGTACGGAGTCATGAAGACGCATGGTGGTCCGGCGATTCTTCAGTTGACAAATTCATTCCGTGCGCTGCGTCGTGAATGGAATAAGCAGACGGCTCCAGCACAGAAGAGCGTGATTGGTATTCTAGGCGACACTATGAGTACCGGCAAGGTGTTGCTGCCGCAGGTGGCACAGCAGACCAATCAGATGGTAGGTGCTCTGCGGACGGCACTTCATAAGGGTCTGGGCACACTCATCAGCGGGCCTAGCGGTGGTGAGTTTCGCAACACGCTGCGCGTTTTGGGTGACACCTTTAAGAAGTCAATCGGCCCAGGCGTTCACGGCGTAACGAATATGATCCAGTTCCTGGGCAGGGTCATTAGGGCAGCAGCCCCTTGGGTCGTGAAACTATCAAAGGCTTGGGAGGCTTGGACAGAGAGCCTAGTCAGAAGGTCGTCCAATCAGAAGAGTGTAGAGAAGTTCATTAATAACGCTGTCAAGAGTTTCAAGCTTTGGTGGGGATTGCTGAAGGCTATCGGCCAGACTTTCAAGATCATCTTTGGAGCGAGCAAGGACGAGGGCGATAAGGTCGTTGTTGTTCTAACAAAGGGCGTCAAGGCTCTTAATCAATGGTTGCAAGCTTTGAAGGATCGCGGCTCAATCAAGCGATTCTTTGATGATTGGAATAAATCAGTATCTGTTCTTTGGGATACTTTCAAGAACGCCGTTGAGCACCCCGAGACAATTCTGCCTAATGTCTTGCGGGCTATTGACTACCTCGCTCCTATCATAATGACGCACATAGGCAATGCGATAGCAGTCACAGGTCCAGTAGCTGCGGAGCACTTTATCAAGGCATTTTTGAATGCGGGTGCCTGGGCGAAGTTCTTTGTGGTAGGTTACTTCTTGAAGAAGTTTGGGTTCTTCGGATTCTTGGGAAGACAAATTGGCGAGAAGTTTGTCGGACCATTTATCAAGGCTTTCACTAGATCGTTTATTGCTATGATCAGTACCGAAATGGCTGCTGAGGGAGCCATCAGCAGTCAGATGAGTAGGGCCGGTACTTTCCTTGGCGGGAAGTTTGGGCTTGCATTCAAGATCGCAGCCGTTCCGCTTCTGATCGCGGCGGGGGTTGAGTTCAATAAGTGGCTACAGAAACAGCAGTGGTTTAAAGACTTCATCAATATGGTCAATAAGCATACAGCAGGCCATCAGGGAGGCTCCAGTCTTAAGACTCTTCTCACAGGACACATTTGGGATTACCCAAAGGGCTTCTGGCAGGCGCTGAAGGGTTTTGCTGATGCTCTAGGACAAGCTGGTAGCCAGCTGGCACCTAGAACACACGCTCTTGGCGGAACAATCGCACCGGGGTCGATGGGTATTGTGGGCGAGGCCGGGCCAGAGTTGGCTTTCGCTTCAGGAGCCGGTACGCAGATCAGACCGCTCCCCGGCATGAACCCTATCACGAGTATGCCGCACATCTCAGGTGCTTTCGAGCTAACTGTGCATTCATCGGTTGTTGTTGACCGTCGTGAAATAGCCAGAGCGGTTTCGACTGAGCGCGCTTATGTGAAGGCGCGGCGTAGCTGATGACTGGTTGGCGACCATACACCGGGTTCTACGGCCATAGCACATTGCGTGGGTTGGGCAAGAAGAAGCCCAAGCCTAAGCCGAAGCCTGGCGGGCCAATCGCCACTACGAACCCGCCCAAGGGCGCCAACCAGGGCGTGCCTAAGCCTGGGACTCGGGTTTTCAGTCCTGACTTTACAATCACTAGTCTCGATGATGGTACCGTATTTGTAGCTAACTTCGGCGATGGCCCAGCCATCGTTGTTGATGGCTACGGTGGCTGGCAGGTTGTTAGTCGCCCAAAGGACATCGGCCTTGTAGAGTGGCAAGGGCGCAACCCGATGTCAATTGAGATTCCATTCCTGATAGACTTTTGGACGTATCCTGATCCTGACACAAGTGGAGGCATCTTGTGCGAGCAGCAGGTGTCACATATCGAGAGGCTATGTGGTATTGGTAGTCATAGCCAGCCGCCGATCTGCAAGGTTGATGCCACAGGGACTATCCCCTATGACAAAACGATCGCTCCTGGCTTAGACTGGGTAGTCGAGTCACTTTCCTGGGACAAGGCCATCGAGATTCGCAACTCCAATACTGGTAGGCGACTGCGCTGCGGTGGCACGGTCACGATCAGGCAGTTCGTACAAGAGACTTCTGTGTTGCGTAAGATCGGTCCCAAGTCACGAGCAGTCAAGCCCAAGATTTACATTGTCAAGAAAGGTGACAATCTGAAGAAGATTGCCGCCAAGAAGTCGATTTATGGCGATGCGAATAAGTGGAAGTGGATTGCTGACGCTAATCACATACGCGACCCGCGTGCTCTGTATATAGGCAGGCGGCTCATCATACCGATGTACAAATGACTAACGCCATCGACCTAGTTAACAATCCCGAGCTAGACATTACGCCTCTGACGACTGAGACGTCAACGGTACAGGCGTACTCTAATGATGAGATTGCTCACTTCCGCATCGGTCATGATGACATCAAAAATCTGATCCTCAACATCTACGGCTTTGGCGGAGTCAAGGGTAAGACGGTCAAGACTGACATCAGGCCTGCTGTGATCGATGCAGTTTTTGAAGATAGCATCGACAAGTCGAATACCTTCACGCTTACGGTTCACGATCCGGATTGGGAACTGCTCAACACCGGCGCACTACAGGAGCGCATCGACCTCAACCCTGGTAAGATCAAGAACCTTTGGTATCGACTCGACTCGGTTCAGGTAAACGATAATGAGTTAACACTCGTCTTTTCAACACGAAACGCTGTCTTCCTTTCGTATCACCGCAAGCCCTTCAAGGCGAACCGCAAGCACGTTACCAGAGCAGAGTTCATCTTGACGATTCTGCGCAAGGTACACACCGTCAAGATTCCGTATCACATTCCGCAGTTACATGTAGTGCAGCCTCTCTCAAAGAGAACTGAAACTCAGATAGAGGCTCTTCATCATAGGCACCCTGGTTTCACAGCCAGCGATAAGCTAACTGTTAAGCATCACCCTGCTAATCAAATTCAGCGTGACTGCATCAGTGAAGTGATTAGGGCTGGGCTAGATGACCAGGCACCAGGACCAGTAATTGTAGCTGCGATCATGTGCGTGATTGGTGAATCAGCAGCCAATACGGATACCAAAGGTAGTTACACTGGTGCATTCCAGCAGGACTCTAGCTGGCCGGCAACAGGGAATGTCTACAAGGACGCTAGAGGCAATGGCAAGCTCAACACCAGAAAGGGTGGGTTCTACGGCATAGCGATTCCTCAGTACAGGAAGAACCCTAATGTCGATCTAGGCTACTTCATACAGACAGTGCAAGCTGCCTTCGGTCCATCTAATGTAGGTTACGCTGGTGGTATGGATAGATGGCGGGACGAAGCTGAGCACGCCTATCACGCCTACAACGGCACTGAGGAAGGGCCTGATCCCGGCTCCGGGCAAGTTGAGGTAATTGCCAGTTACGAGTTCATCGTCGGGCAGCCTCCTGGCCATGGCGAGGGTATCTACCGTGAGACTTATCTTGCTGCCATCTATCGGCTAGCCGATGTTGTAAACTGGTCATTCTTCTGGGTGAGGGATACTGCCTACTATATGTCACAGGAGGACTTGTTCAAGTCGAAGGCGCGGGCGCGGCTGCGTCGTGGTGTGCATGGAGTCGAGTCCGTCAACTTTGAGTGGGATCGCGGCAAGAAGTTCACCGAGATGACACTTCAGGTTCGCATGGACCGATGGGTCTGCCCGATTGGCACAACCGTCATGTTTGACGAGGGTGGCCCGGCCGAGGGCAAGTGGCTTGTGACGAATATCCGGCGCTCGATGTTTGATGAGCTAGGCGAGATCACTCTGAGCAAGCCCATCAAGGAGAAGAATGAGCCAATCGAAAAGACCACTAAGAACGTTGCTACAGGAGGCGGCGCGGGCGGTAGCACAGGCAACGTTCCTGATACGATGGACTGGGCGTATCCGCTTGAGGTCCGTGGCACCGTTATTGGCAAGCCTAATGTGATCGGATCGACGCACGACCCGACACAGGGAGCAGGCCCTGGTGGATATCTTTGGCAGGATGACAATGCTGTTGATATCGCGGTGCCGGTCGGCACCAAAGAATACGCTGTTGATGATGGAACAATCTTTAATGTTGGCGGCTCTTACACAAACGGCTCTGGGCGATATGAAGGTCTAAAGTTCTCAATCAGAACTAAGAACAATGAGGTGTTCTATCAGCATAGTAGCTGGCGAGCACCGTGGGTTGTAAACGGAGCTAAGGTTTCAAAGGGCGACTTTGTAGCTAAAACAGGTAGGGGCAATGGCGTAGCGCATCTACACTTCGCCTGTAAGAACGGCAACCCGATGATCCTGCTAGGTTTTGAGGGTGGTGGCTCCGGTAGCGGTCACGGAGTTGTTGGCGTTTGGCCAGGTCGCTATCACATTACTAGCCCATATGGCGAGGACCGACCTGATCACACGCACGCGGGCTGTGATGTAGGAGTGCCATACAATACTAGATGCACGGCCCCGTTCGATGGCTTAATCACATTCGTCGAGGAGTCAGGATTCGGCACGGCTGGTGGGATGGTGCATCTGATGCTTGAGACTGCCCAAGCAGGTCTACACAAGGGTCAGAAGATCGGTTGGGGTCACTGCCATAACGCGCAGGTTCACGTAGGGCAGCATGTCAAGAAGGGCCAGATAGTGGCTTACTCAGACGGCAGCCCTGCTCATGTGCATTTCATTTTGCAGACAGCAAACGCTCCGGTCGTTCTGATCGACGGCAACGCCGACCCCACTGACTTCCTATACAGGATTGGGAGCATCTTCGCTAGATGAGCCTAACACTTCTCAACGGGGTGATTGCCGATACACCTACTCGACTCGATGATAAGGTCAGGGTATCCGTGCCTGACCTAAAGACGGCAGCACGTTTCACATATGGCCCGCTTACCTTCCGGCCGGTAGTCTCTGGGACCGGTGGGGTCAGGCTCCCGCAGGCTGGTGACAGGGCCGTAATCGGCCTAGACGACTCGACCGACTACTCTTGGATCATAAGCTGGCATAGGGATGATACAACGGCCCCGCCTTACCCAACATAAATGACTATTCAACTTACACCTAACTATCAGCTGCCGTACCCGCAGCTTTCAGATACACCAAATCCGCCCCGTGATATCGAAGCTCTGGCCGAGAGGCTCGATGCTGTCATTAAGTCGATTGTAACTTCGTACATCCCAATCGGTTGCCTTCAGATGTGGGGGCCATCGGGAGCCGCGCCGCCTGGATGGCTACTCTGCGATGGCTCAGAGATTACACGCGATCTGCCATCGGGGCCGCACGCTGCGCTCTTCAATGCTATTGGAACTACATACGGACCTGGCAATGGTTCATCCACCTTCAATCTTCCTGATCTGCGCGGTCGGATGCCTATGGGTGCTGGCACTGGTTCTGGCAACCTTCTAAGCGGCAGTGGCAAGGTATCAGCATCGAACCCTTTGGCAGCGCGCAGCGTCGGACAGTGGGGAGGTGAGCAGGAGCACATTCTTCAGCAAGCCGAGCTAGCTTCACATACGCATGTGGGTAATGCTATGGCTGCACATAACCATCCTATTGGTAGCGAGTCTGCTAACCATTACCACGGGTTGACTTCGGTTCCTGGTGGGTATAACCTAGTGGCATCGAACCTTGCGTGGAGCATGGGGCAGTTTGTCGCTGGATCATCGAGCCTCCGTGTTCCTTATGTCGGCGCGTCTTCAACAAATGTGAATGCCGATGTAACGACCGGAAATGAAAGCGCTCCACATACTCATGCGCTCACTGGTGTAAGTGCCGGAACTCCGTCAGTGCAAAGTACTGGCAACAATAACGCTCATACCAACGTCGAGCCGTTCGTCGTTGTAAACTTCATCATCAAGTACACTAACGTCTAATGACAGATACTCGTCAAGTCGATGTAATAAATCCGCACTTCAAAGTGCCCTTCAACTTCGGCGGTTTGAACGGCGGTGCCTTTGTTAATGATCAAGATTCATTTGAGGATTTGCATGATTGTATGTTGGCTATTGTAGCCTTCCCAGTTGGTTCGCGACAAGAGCTACCAGAATTTGGTTCTCCTGATATGTCGTTTAACCGCGACCCTGGTGTTGTGCCAACGCAACTCAAAACGGCTATTTCCCAATGGGAGCCGCGACCTAACGCTACTGTTGATGGACAGCAAATCATAACTGACGATATGATCGTATCAGCAATGGCGCATACGAGGATGCCCTGATGCCTGACTATATTATCGAGCCTCTTGATACTAGCGCTGAATCGCTTTTTGAAGCGTTCGTTGAGTTTATCCAGCAGGAGTTCCCTGACTGGAATCCGTCCGAGGGTCAACTCGACGTTATCATCGGTCGCTACTTCTCGATGCAGGCCGCGTTCACTGCTGATATGGCCAGCCGTGTGCAGCGTGCCATCTACCGCTACTTTGGGTCAAGCCTAGCTAACATTCCGCCGCTGCCAGGCGCACAGGCTCTTGGCACAATCGAATGCAACATCAGCCCGACGGACCCTGATATCACATTTACGTTGCCATATGGTACGCTCGTTGGCGTTACAGATAATAATGGCGACATGCAGATGTTCCAAACTTTGACTGATATCGTAGCTCCGCCAGGAGTGCTTTACGCACAGGTCGATATCCAGGCAATTGAGATCGGTGCGGCAGCCGATGGTCTATCGGGTTCTGTTCAGTTTATCGAGTTGGTCGACTGGATTAGCGATGCATCCGTCATAGGCTCGACGGCAGGGGGCTCCGACCCAGAAGATGATGATACTTATATCCAGCGGTTAACTGATAACCTTGCCTTGATGGCGCCACGCCCGATCTTGGCACAGGACTTCGCTATCATCGCACGTAATGTCCCAGGAGTATGGCGAGCGGCAGTCATTGACAACTTCCGTCCTGGCACGCTTGATAAGCAGCGTATCACTAGCAACTATACTGGCGGAAACTTCACGCTCAGCTTTCAAGGGCAGACGACAGACATCATACCGGCGACGACAGACGGGCCGACGCTCGTGGACGCGCTTGATGTGCTACCTAACCTGAGCGCAACTGACTTGATCGTTACTGGTGGGCCGCTACCGGGTATCCCCATCGATGTTACGTTTACAGGGCGCTATGCCTACCAGGATGTAGCTCTGATCGTCGCTAACACAACGGGGCTAACCGGTGGTAGCAGTTTCACTATTACGGAGACTGCTATTGGCGTTGCGTATGGCACTGATATGGAGAACTCGATTGCCATTAGCGCAATTGATAAAGCAGGGCAGCCGCTCCCGCAGGCTACTCGTGATGAGTTGATCACTTATCTTCAGAGCACTCGGCCGCAGAACTTTCTCATTACATGGGTCGACCCAGCGTACCATACCGTCGATATTACTTACACAGCTTACATCTACCCGATGCAAGTCCCAGACTCAGTAGAGGCTATCGTTCACGATAACTTGTCGAACTATATTAGCCCAGCGCTATGGGGAACGCTACCATACTCTTCAGGAAACAGAGATTGGCAGCCTTCATCAATCATCCGGTATTTGGAGCTAACGACTATTGTCGAAAACTCTGCTGGCGTTAACTATACACAGAGCTTGACATTCGGGGTAGACGGCTCGGCTCAGGATACCAATAACAAGAGCTTCCCCGGTAGCCCATTCGCTCTGACTAATCCAGGAGTTATCATAGGAACGGTATTGAGTTGACAACTTTTGTAAGGAAAGATTGGCAGGATGCGCCTCCTGGTTGGGCTATTGGCGATCCGCTGCCGCCAGGAGCTACGCCGCTCGATGATGCTAGCCTCACTGATCTTGAGACACGAATCAACAATGCGATTGTTGACCTCGATGCTCGCATCACTGCGCTCTCGGCAACCACTGTCTTTATGACTGACCCTGGCGAGCCGCCGCCTAGCCCCACGGCAGCCGCCGAGGATGACCTTTGGATTGAGGTGCTTACGTGAGTGCGCGCCTAGTCACGACGTATGCGTCAACTGCCAACGCAGCGACACATAACATACCGCTCACTGGTAAGACCAATGGGCGCGATATGTTTGCTGTTGTTTTTGCTTCGGCTTTGTTGACACCATCTTCGCCTTGGATCACAGAGCATTCTGAGCTTCTAGGCTCTAGTGGTTTTACGCTCGCTCTGTTTAGGCTTACTCCTGCTAACAATGGATCAGGCTACACAGGGCCGTTTACTGTGACGCTCAATGGTCCTGTGTCGCTGGTTGCTACTGTTTGGGAGGACGATCTAGACACAGGGACCGCAATCTATTGCGATTGGGTTGATGTCTTTGCACCAACCGGTATCCCTGCTCTTATTGGTACTGATCTACATACGTTCTCAACTAGCAGTGTAGCGTTTGCGGTCTTCAATGCGCACTCAAATTCCGACACTACTTGGAGCGCGCTCGATGCCGTAAGCTATGATAGCGGTTACACAGAATTTGCCGACACAGGCATGTCGCTAACGAGCGAGCCCATGCATATGTGGATGGCAACTAAGGCTAGCACATCGTTCTCTGGTGGCGGTGTAACTGCTACTCTGAATAATTCATCAAGTATATCGGGAATCCTGAACAACTCTGCTGTTGGGATGATCGCGTATAACCAAGTTGTCGCGACTCCCACGGCACCTGCCAATACGGTTGCTCCGGCCGTCACCGGCACAGCAGTTACCGGTCAGACGCTTTCCTGCACATCGGGCACTTGGACCGGCTACCCGACGCCGACCTTCACATACCAGTGGAAGCGCAACGGCACGGCTATCACAGGCGCCACCAATAACACCTATGTCCTGGTTACGGCCGACGAGGGCACTAGCGTCAAGTGCACGGTCACAGCGACAAACGCCAGCGGCGCGGTCCCAGCAGACTCTAACACGGTAAGCCCGACATCAGGCGCAGGTGGCACCCCGCCATCGAACACGGTAGCTCCGTCCCTGACGGGAACGCCCGTCACAGGCAACCTGCTGACGTGCTCTGCTGGTACGTGGACCGGCACGCCAACGCCGACATACTCCTACTCGTGGAAACGAGATGGCACAGCACTAGGCGTCTTTACGAATACCTACACACTATCGAGCGGTGATGCCGGCCACAGCATACTTTGTAGCGTTACGGCGACAAACGCCGCTGGGGCATCGACTGTTAACTCAAACTCAGTCACAGTATCGAGTCCGACGCCAGGAACCGTCAAGCAGGCGACTGTTCACAGACTGCGGGCTGGAGCTTGGGAGGTTCTCGATCTGGGTGGCGGTAGTAGTGGTGGCAGCAGCGGCGGGTTTGTTCACAGTGCGCAGCCTGAGGACTACGGAGCCAAGGGCGACGGCAAGTACATCAGCGATGCCACTATGTCGTCTGGTTCGACGACTCTGACGTCGGCAGCCGGTGGCTTTGTCTCGACCGATGTCGGAAAGAAGATTCTGGTCCGCGGCGCTGGCACAACAGCCAACGGCCAGGCTCTTGTCGCTAACATTAACACATATGTCTCGGCAACAAATGTAACGCTTAGCACAGCAGCCACCAACGCAGTGAGCGGCGTTGTCGCAACTTACGGCACTGACGACACCGCAGCATTCAAAACTGCTATCAACACGATCGTCAATGACGCCATAAACGATCTGTCATACGCAGCCGAGTTGGAGCTAGGCGCCAAGGTCTACATCGTAGCTGGTGCGCCGGTTGTCGGCGGCACAACCGCTGGCAACGCACAAATTCCGCTACCGATGATACCCACGACAGGCAAGAAGTTCATCTTGTCGATCAAGGGTCCAGTTGACGGGTCGCACTTCTACCACTGGAAGCAGCAAGCCCCAGCAACCTCTGGTGCCGTCATACACTCGTTTATGGTCGGTGTGACGCAAGACGCGACCTGGCTAGCGCCAAGCTGTATTGGCGGGCCGACTGTACTTCCGTCCGATGATGGCACCGCTCCGTTCTCTAACATGTTGTTTAGCATCGATGGTGTCTCGATCATGGCGCCGCGCAACCCATGCTTCGTCGGCCTTGACTTGAAGCTAGTCGGGCAGGTTAACATCGGACGGTTCTCGTGTAACGTTAACGCCAGCCCAAATAAGTCTGGTGGCGAAGCTATCTCTGGCTCGGCAACTAACCAGCAGGGCATGGGCCTGCGGATGCCAGCTTTCCAGAACAACGATAACACGAACATCTGGTCGTATGGCTGCGAGGGCTTCTACTATGGCATGGCCTTTGGCGACCATTTCACAGCTCAGCGGCTCGCTCTGATATACTGCGATACCGCTATGTACTGCCAGCCCGGCGGTGCAGCTGAGCACGGTGCCTCGATTGCCTACATTAGCTGCGAAGCCTGCAACACAGGACTTGAGTGCAACGGTAGCTCTGGCGGACGCTACCCGGTCTTCATCGGCCGATTCGATGTCGAAGTGCTCGGCGCAGGGGTGACCTTCAAGGACCCACAAAACTGCCTAACAGGTGAGATCCACTACGCGCATAACGCACTCAACGCTCCGACACTCACCGGCGCACTGAACGTAAAGATCATCGATGACCATCGCTACGCAGGCTACGTGTCGTCTGGGGCGCCAGCGGTTCCGGCCTCAACTACCGCGCTGCGCAACCCATTCTTCCGTGAGGCAGCGGTGTTCATATCCGGCGGTACGGTGACGGCAGTTCAGATCGAGGGCCAGACCACGTTCACGGCAACAAACTGTATGGTGATCGTGCCTAACAATAAGACGATCACACTTACGTACTCGTCAGCCCCGACCTGGAAGTGGTTCCTGTTTTGAGCCTACTCCCCGGCACAGGACTACTGCCGTTCCCAGGACTACTTCCTGGGGTCGATGTTGGCGCCGAAGCCGTTGACGAGCTATACCCGCCGTCAATTGCCATCGACGCAGTCAACGACTTCGCACCGTTAACTGACGCCTATGGTGATGAGAACGGGCACCTTGATATTTATCTGTCAGCGCTGGCCTCGATGTTCCAGGCGACAGATGACATCTCAAAGGATGGTCCGAATGGCGAACCGGGTTGGTCACAAATCTTCGACCTCAACCGCGCTAAGATTGAGTGGCTACCTTGGGCCGGTCAGCTTGTCGGCTATCAGGTTCCGGTGCAGCCGCTAGGGCAGAGCGATGATGACTATAGTTCTGAGCAACGAGTTCGCATTACCTCAAGGTCATCTTGGCGGCGCGGCACTGTTGCGCTATTCACAGAAGTAATCCAGGAGCAGCTTACTGGTCAAAAGCGCGTTCTCATACAGGAACGCTATGCTGGTGATCCATACGCCATCAAGGCCTGGGTCTACGCTGATGAAGTAGCAACCTCTGTTGCACAAATTACAGCGACGGCGATGCAACAAAAGGTTGCTGGTTTGATTTTCGAGTTTACGGTTCTGACGGCTGTTTCGAGCTACGACACCCTACGTGCAGCTCAAACATCTTACGCTGTTGCTTCGACAAAGTTCGTAGATTACAGCGAGATGCTTGTCAACCCGGCAAAGCCGTAGCGGCTCCTCCCAGTCTCCGGATTCGGCCCTGCTCCGGGCTAGGGCGGCAGCCTCGGAGGCTGGGAGACAGGAAATGACAGCTACTCCTCTATGTAAGGATAGAGGCGGTCGAGCAAACCGGGGTCGTTCATGCCGACGCCGACCTGATCCACACTTGATAGCCTTACTGAACGGATCGGTCGTGGCTCGTCGCAGGATGAGTTCGGCCATTCGTAGCCGTTCGCCCAGCGACGCAGCTGTACATGATCTACGCCAGACTTGCGTGCCAACTCCTCGACGTTGTGCTTCTTCAGTTGGCCGAGCAGCCACATACGGAACGGCACGATGTCTACGTTCTCATCGTCGTAATGTTCTTTGGCACGGTCCTGCGCCATGCGAGCATAGTGAATTTCAATCTCCCACTTAGCTCGCCGCTTTCTGGCGTTCTCATTAGCGCGTCGGCCCTTGGCGCGCTTCTGCTCAGTCGTCAGACTGGCGTAGTATTCACGACGCTCCTTATTTCGACACCATCTGCACACTGTGTCGATAGTCGGTGTCGGGTATCTTGTGCGCAGCTTCTTTGTCTTCTTATGGTGAGCAGCGCCCCTCTTGACGCGTTTATAGTTCCAACGCCATTTGAAGTCAACTGCGTGCCGCCACCTTGTGCATCTTGCACAGTTGCGACGGCCGCAGGTGATAGGATTGACGTCACTCTTGCCGGTATTCATGGATCCACTGGCTGTGGCAGATCGGGCAGTTGTTAGGGTCCGTTGCCAGAGGTTTCTCTACATCATCCCGCAACGGCTCCAGCTTCTTGTAGTCTGGTACGCTCGCCCAGGTCGCTCCTCGATGTATGAAGATCGGCCCATGCTCGGGACAGATCCAAAGTACGTTCATCGCATCCAACCGGCTGTCGGATCGGCTAGCCACTCCTCCGTCTTGACCTCATTGGCACGGCCCGAGTCCATGCGCTCGCGGATTGTGCATCCTCTGTCAAAGTCTGCCTGGAACGGGCACCGGCCCATAGCGAAGCAGACCGGCCTGAAGATAGGCGAGTTGGCGATTAGCTCAAACTGCCAGGCAAAGTCGTACTCCTCGTCCTGTCGGAATGGCGGATGGTAGTTGAAGATCGCCTGCTTGATCTGCGCTCCGACCATACGCCACTCGAACTGCGCTTGCGTACAGAGCCGGTTGCCCAGGTGCTCTGCCAGGTTGCGCAGGTTTGTTTTGTAGTTCAGACGGGTTAGCGTGTCGTGCGGCAGCAGCCCTCTGGCTTCCTCGGCCGGGACGCCGTTGGCGATTAGGAACTGGTAGGAGTGCCAGATGTTCTGGATAGTTGATTCCCAGACCTTTTGGTTAGCCGTGCCGGTGCTGATAAGCGGCCCCGGTCTGGCTGCTATCTCCTCCTTGACGGCGAAGCGCATTGACTCCTGAGCGTAGACCGCTGTGCGCTGCCGCACCATCTGATGCGTGAATGCTCGCGTGACGCCCTCGACCATGAAGTGAAAATCGATGAACTCCAAGGGCGCTTTGAGGTGTGTCTTCTGCACTTGCTCCCAGTACCGCCAACGGTCATCGACAGTTAGGTCATCGAGGTCGCGGATAACCCGGCCCTCGTACATAGCGCAGGCTGCGCCCAGAGCGCCTAGCGGGTCAGGTGTTGCGCTCAGAAGCGTTACCTTTGGCATCTTATCCTGCATCGGCTCGGCGCTGTACATCGCCTTGTCGACCCAGGTGCTGACTTCCTTACTTGGTTCTGTCATTGCTTCTCCCAGTCGATGCGCTTTTCCCAGTCGGGCACAAAGTCATCCAAGAAGTTCCTCCAGTGGCAGAGCATTCGCTTGCCAGGAGCGCTAATGTAGTGCGGCCCCCACTTCTTGTAGATGAGTCTATGGCTTAGTTCCTGGCCCTCTAGTCTGCTGGCCTCGCTCTCTCCGTGGAAGTCGTTGATACCTCCTCTTGTGTAGCGCCCGGCAACGCTCGTACCATTGACGCCGGCGTGAATATACCAAGTGGCCTGCAACGCTGCCATACCTTGGCGGACTAGCTCGTCATCTCCCCAGCCAGAGTGCAGCCGCACATCGAAGTTGCCGATGGCAATAACGCGCTGTACGTTGAGGCTAAACAACCGCTTACCCAGAGCGCTTGTACTCATGAGCGGGCGATCTTCTCTCTTCATTGTCTCGTTGCCAAACAGCAAACCGTAGAACGGTACCATAATGCCGATGCCGAGCGTGTTGAGTCCGTTCCATTCGAACAGCCTATTGACATCGTTATCTGGCTTTGGATAGATGTCGTCGTCCGACATTATGAGGCGGTCACAGCCCATGCCGTTCGCCAGGAGGACGATCTGGTGCCTGCTGTAGTTAATGCCTCTGTTGCTTTCCGGCAATTTGATAATACGAACTTTTGGCTGGCCGTTCTTGTCGCGACCTAGATGCTTATGGTAGTCAGGTGCCTCCTGCTTCTCAACAACCAGAATGATCTCGTCTACGTCCTGCTGCCGCCACTTAGGCAGTGTCTTATCAAGCAGCCAGGAGCGCCCTCTTGTTGGTATGAAAACTACTGCCATCTAGTCCAGCCTAACCTTGAAGTCAGCGACGCTGCTGGTCTCTGTGATAACGCTTTCGGCGGCTTGGTCGAGGTTCGCCTCGATGTTCTCAATTGTTTCCTCGATATCTTTGTCGCTCTGTCCCTTGATAGTTGCCTCGACCGTCCAGCTGACGTTCTCCGTGTACTCTTCCATCAGAAGGCCCTCCCGTGTCTGAACTCACGTTGGCGGTTTACTGACATTTTGTAGAGCACCGCGTCGTCGAGGTCAATCCTACGCGCGCCGCAGAAGTCAAGCAGGCGGATCATAAGGTCTGCACACTCAAGGATTAGCTCGGCCTCCTGCTCATTGCGCAAAGCCTCAAGCATCTCGCTGGCCTCGCTATGTATGAGAGCGATCTTCTCCGGCCAGATGCTCTTGTTCTCTCTGCCATCGATAACTAGGTGATCCCAGAAGCCGTGCTCCTTAGCTGTATTGTGGCACTCGATTGCCATGTCTGTCAAATAACTCATTAGACCTCGATTTGTTACGGCTCGATAATCCATAACCTATCTACTTGGACCCCATATCTAGGCTTCCGGCCTGCCACAAGCACCAGCCTATCCGGATGTTCCCGCAGATCAAAGAGGTCCGCTTTGAAGTGTGGCCATCTCCAGCGGTTAACTTTGAGCATTGTCTGGTCATCCGCATCCCTAGCGTACAGGATAGCGAACTCTCTGAGGTGCGGGTCTTTGATATTTTCAAGGTCGTCGGTGTTGCCGCGTGCGACGTTGATCTCGAAAATGTCGCGGACGTTCATGCGGACAACTTCCCCCAACCAAACGACCTTTGTGCCCTGGGGCGCTTCATCTAGCTCTCGACTCGTGTGAGTAGGGAACGGTAGTGGTTCTGTTCCGTCAAATAGCTTGCCATCAGATAGTTCCTGCTCGATGGCTATGATGCTCTTCTCAAGTCGGTAAATGTCGTATGGATCTTCTAGTGCTATCCACTCCTTGATCTTCTCGATTGTCTTGGGGCCGATACCTCTGATCTTGACTAGCTCGTCCCAGTCGGCGGGATCGGCTTCGATGATGGAGGTAGCAGTCTTGCGTCCAATTCCCTTGATTTGGCTGTAGCCCGCTCGTATGCGACCTGCGCCATCAGGCTTCCAAGAGCCATCAGATCGGCCAACTCGTGGCTTGAGGATACGGATACCGTGCCGGTCCGCGTCACGGAGAATGTCTCGCTGCTTATGCTCACCGTAATGTCTAACCGATGCACTGTAGAACTCCGCTGGGTAGTGGACTTTGAACCACATTGTCCAGTATGCGAGCAGCCCGTATGCTACGCAGTGTGCTGCGTTGAACGCATACGAGCCGCTTGTGATCATATCGCCCCAGACCTTGCGGGCTTGTTGCTCGGAGATGGGTGGAAAGTCCGTGCGTTCAGGAAGCGTCTGGCAACCTTCCCAGAAACGCCCCCAAGAACGATTGAACTCTTGTTCGCCAATCTTCCTTGAGATGATCTTACGTATGTAAGCTGCGTGTGTCCATGGGAAGTCACCAACCTCACGAACAATGCGTAGAATTTGTTCTTGGTATACGATTTGGAACTGCGTGGTTTGCGTAATGATATCGACGGCTGGATGAAAACGCTCAGCTTGGGTTCGACCGAACTTGATCGCAGCGTACATGCTAGCCGCGCCGTTATGAAGCGGTCCCGGCCGAGACAGAGCGTTGCAGTCCATAATCTCTGTAAACCGTTCTGGCTTAAGGATTTGGCAGACTGACCGCATAGCTCTACCATCGAATTGGAATACCGCCGTGACGTCGTTTCGCTTGAAACCGTCATAAACCTCCTGATCGTTTAGTGGTATAGCATACAGATCGTCGATGGTCTGGTTCGTCCAACGCAGCATCGTCCAGAGCGCACTCATCGTGGAAAGTCCAAGGAAGTCCATCTTGAGGAGTCCCTGGCGCTCGGCGTCGTACTTGTCGAAAGCGACTACGTCAGCGTAAGTATCGCCAATCTTTTTGTGGTAGATAGCTGCCACGTCCCGGATATCGGAACTGGCGACCACATATGCGGCTGCGTGTACTCCGGACCCTCGAACATTACCTTCAAGTAGTTCGGCCCTTCTGAGATCGGGATACCTTTCAACAACGTCGGCAGCTTGAGGGAATTGTTCAATAGTGTCTTCAACAGTTGCACTTGCTCGTAGGTCACCGCTCGACCTTTCTATCAGGAAGCTCTTGATCGTTTCGACTTCAAACTTCGGTACGTGATAGACTCTGGCTATATCGTCCAGAGCCAGCTTTCCTTTGAAGTAGGTGAAAGTTCCAATGTTAGCGACAGATGGATAACGAGTCGCCAGATAATCACGAAGAATACCCTGGTCACGTACCTCGCTTGGGAAGTCGATATCAATATCTGGTAAGTCCTCACGAGTAACGTCGATGAACCTCTCGAAAATGAGTAGTGGAAATCGGAGTGGATCGACTTCCGTGATTCGGAGCACAAACGCCGCCAGACTCCCGGCGGCAGATCCACGGGCTGGACCGACTGGTATACCTCGGTCTTTGATATAGGTGATCGCATCGGCCACAATGAGGAAATAATTCTCATAGCCCTTCTGCTCAATTAGGTCAACCTCGTACTGTAGGCGCTTCTTGTACTTGGCTCGCTCAGCACCCGGCAACTTATCAAAGCCACGGAACTTCCAACCCTCGCGGAGCAAGTGCCTCCAGTAGCTTCTCACATCCTGCCAACCCTCGGGTAAGGGGAAGCTAGGCATCGGCAGGCGCGGCAGTGTGACACAGGCTTCTTCACCTATGTCAGCAGTGGCCTGCACGGCGGCTACGGCCTGCCTTTTGGAAAGCCCTGTTCCTTGTAGCTTACGAACGATGGCGCCGTCGTTGATTGGCGGGCAAAGCCCGATGTCATAGCCCCAATCTCGCTCCATTTCTTCGAGAGTACGACGTTCACCAGGACGAAGATTGTGAAGAATCTTCTGAACCTCGGCCTCTTCCAGAGCCGTGTAGTGGCAATCCATCGAAGCGACCAGCTTGGCTCCCACTCGATCCGCAACACGTGCAAGTAGTGGACCTGCCCTTCTGTGTGACTCAAGTTCAGGAAAACCTTGAACTTCGATGCAGTAAGCACTTCCAAACGCTGCCTTGAATCGCCTTGCCACTTTGAGCCCTCTAGCAAACGACGCATGTTTGGGATCAAGACCCTTGCCTCCTACTAGGCTACAGAACAGCAGCGAGCCTGAACATCCGCTAAGGATGACTAGGCCCGCCTTGTGCTCGACTAGTGTCTCGAAGTTGACGGTTGGTTCGTAGCGGAATCCTGTTTCACCAGGTTCTACTGGCCCGCCGTCCTCGGTGCGCTGCCAGCTTAGCGTTACCATGCGCAGCAAGTTCCTGTAACCTTCAGCGTCGATGGCTAGCACGGTGAGGTGCATCTTACGCTTGCCGTCAGGGTCCCAAGGACACGGTGTGTATAGCTCGCAGCCAAAGATCGGCTTGACGCCATTGCCGAGCTTCTCGATTGACTCCTCGAACTTGACGTGGCTATCGAGGTTGCCGTGTTCGGTTAGCGCCAGGCTACCCATCTGGAGTTCTTGCGCCCGTCGAACATGCGCCTCCGGAAGCTGGTAGCCATCCATATAGGAGAAGGTGCTATGATGATGTAGGCTTACGAACCTCATCGGTCGCTTGTTGCCTCTTACCACCTTCCTTCGCAGCAGCAATGGCTCTTTGTGGCTGGGTATCTTGTCCGCTGCGAGGCTGTGAGCCAAAGGCCCTCTGATACGTTGGGTCTTGTTCTCGGTCATAGAGGTAGAGTGAGATTAGAATGTTGCCGAGGAGGTCTTCCAGTATCTCTTCTGGCTGCTCACCGATGAGGTTTTCTTCGTGCCACATTGCCTTTCTGAGCTTACGCATCTTTCTGTGCATGTCACTGTACTGCCCTGCCAGGCCGAGGTCTTCAAACGCATCGCCGTAGTCAACTGACTTGCTCCTGAACCTCTGAACCGCCTGCGGCAGAATCTTGTTGAGCATGACTGCGTAGGGGTTCTCCATATCGCTCCTTCCAAATGCGAATTCTGTCCCTGATGACACGTTCTGCCATAGGAAGGCTAGCAGCCCTTGGGTTAAATGTGAAGGCTTTATTGAACGCATTCATCCGTAGGATTGGCGCCCGCTCGCCAAACAACGTGCGAGCCTCTAACAGTTCTTCCTCTAGATCATCGAGCACCGCGCAGACGCGCTCCGCTCCTACCAGTGCAGCGAGCTTCTGATACTTGTCACCATCGTAGATCAGATAGTCGTAGCGGATGTTGTTACGACGCAGCCACTCCCTGGTATCGGGATCGATGTTGTCGTGCCTGATGTACGGGCGCGTTGTGGTGACCCATAGCTCTGCGCCCTCTTGCATGACACTGCGACAGAGCGCCGCTGCGCCGTCGTACACAGGCATGGTGCGCTTCATGCCGCCCTGCCGGTAGGCCAACTTGATGTCGTGCCATGCGTCGGTATTGACGCGATAGGTCGTACAAAACCACTCCTTGAACGGCTGGTTGCCGACGTAGTGATCGTAGACGCGGCGATTGATGTAGCCCGAGGCGTACTCCAGAAAATGCTTATGGTACTGCCCCATCGTACCGTCGATGTCTATAGCGACGACCGGCTTGATCGTCTTGTTACACTCGGTGCATTTCATAAGCCTCCCTTCATGCAGGCCCTGGGGATCGAACCCAGCCTGACGCACCCGTAACGGCCGCCTGCACCCCTGTGCTGGCCTGCATGGATTTGAATGGAAAACACAAAAATTTCCTGATTTCGCGCCAGCCTCACTACAGATGATGACTTGCTCCGGGCTGGATAGAGCCGAACTGTTCTGCTATTGCAGCGAGTGTGCGCTCAAATGCATGGTGAGTCAGAACGCCGCGTTGCCAAGTGCCCATACGCCCGGCCCTTATCACATTCGGATGGCAGTCGCAGTCTGTGCCGACGATCTTGAAGCCAGGCTCCCACTTTTTGTTTGTGACTAGGTGCGGCTCGGCCCGCGCCTCCAGGCTCTTATGACCGAATATGTTGCTAGCTCGATACCAGGAGAACGCATGAGTTCCGTTATACACCACCCAGTTACTGTCGAGGTCGAATGTGCTAAGCGCATCGTGGTTGCCTTCGATGTCCTTGCGAACGAGCGTGTTGACCGTTTTGAAGTAATGCTCGTTTGGCTTCAAGCAGATAGCCCAGAGCGGGACCGTGCTGATTACTAGATCAAAGTGACCAGTAAACTCAGAAACCTCCTCCGGGCCAATCGTCCAGTCAGCTATCGAGTCCTGGAACTTAGTCCAAGCAGCGGCGTATGTTTCGCGTAGGTCCCAAGCCTGCGCTTCGTCCCGCACCTTATCCCACGATGTAGGCATTGTTCCCAGCCCGTAGACACGCTCCGCGTAGACTTCCGGCACCCCGATGCGGTGCGTGCGGATAGTGCTGGGAGAAGCCTGGGAAGTTAGCCCCGGTATTGGCTTGTGCAAATACTGTGCGCCGTAGATGACTGACTGTACCTTCTTGCTAATGATGGCAGGCTCGATGCCGTGCAACGCCAGAGCCTGCGCAGCGAACAGCCCTGCTGGGCCGCAACCTAAGACTGCAACAGTAGGAATGGTTCCGCCTCCTTGGCTTGCCGCACCAGATCGTCGATGAACTCTAGCCGCTGTACTCTTGCCATTGGCTTTACTTTGAACATATAGCTGTATTCATTTTGCCTCCCCGCTCCCACAACGACAGTTACCTCGTTCTTGAAATGGTTCCAGATAACCTCGATGGGGATTAGGTCCGACAAAGCAGCGCGCATCTTGGCGTAAGTCAAGCGGCCGGTATCGAGCGGCCAGCCAAGCGCTAGGTGTAGGTCAGATTCGTATATGTCGTTGCCCACGAACAGGAGGCTATCCATATTGACGAGCTTCGACATTTCCTCGCCTACTAACAATTCAGACTCACTCCTCAAAAAAAGAGTGGCGGGCGACCCTGGGGCCGCCCACCTTGAACTCTTTAGACTGGCTCCTCCACGTCGTCTGTGCGGAGGCGGGCGATCAGAACGGTACGCTTGCCCTTGGTCTCCAGCTGACGGTCGGACAACTCCTGGCGGAGCGCGACGACACTCATGCTCTCGTAGTTGTCGCCCTCGGCCTCCTCCTCGTCATCCTCCTCGTCCTCATCTTCTTCTTCGTCAAGCTCCTCCTCGTCCTCGTCCTCCTCAGCCTCCGTCTGTTCGCGGATCGCGTCACGGATGTCGTCGTCGGACATGGACTTACGGACGGACACTTCCAGGCCCTGCTCCTTGATGAGCGCCTTCAACTCTGCGCGGCTGAGGTCGTCAAGGTTGCCGTCCTCGGCCTCCTCATCTTCCTCCTCCTCGTCCTCATCGACATCCGGCTCGGCCTTCATGATCTTGCCGATGTTGGGGCGGTAGTCGCCGCTCAGGTCGGTGCCCTCACGGAGCCTGATCATGGCCTCCTTGCCCTCGATGGTGGCAAGGTTGCCGCCGCGCGCCTTGAGGCTGAAGGCGACGACCAACTCCTTGAGCCTACGCGCCCAGCTGGACTCGATGTCGAGTGGCGCGTAGTACCAAAGCTGGCCGTACTGCTCCTTGATCTTCTTGCCATCGGCGTCCTTTGTGATCTGGAAAACGACCTCGACCATTTCCTCGTCGTTGGTCTTTGACCGCTTCTGATCGACACCGACGACCTTGGCGTAGTATACGCCCACAGGTGCCTGCTTGAATCCGGAGGCTTCGATCCCCGAAGTGTCTCCGTATTTGATGACCTTCGCCACTACCTAGCTCCCTTCACCATACGTCGTCGTGGCTTCGCGCCGTTGTTGTCGGCGCGCTTCTTGCTGATAGCTTCTTCCAGCCTAGGGATTGTCGGGTTGAGCATGAAGCCCTTGTCCGTGCAATCGAACTGATCCTTCGCGTAGATGTGTTCGGTTTCGTTCAGTTGCAGCCTCCTTGTGCCCTTGCTGGTAACTGTACCGAAAGCGACGATGTTGGAGTACCCGCACACCTTCATCGCCATGTTCTTACCCTGCACCCACGGCATCATCTTGCGGTCGATTTCCTCATCCTCAGGAGATGGGGATAGCTCAGCTGGCCAGGCCGTGATGCCGAAGTTGAATGCGCCCGAGTCGGATAGGGTAGCCATATCGCGTACCCACCGGCCAAGTCGCTGCATGTTGATCCAGTAATCGCCTTTGTCAAGCCCATAGCGTTTACGTGCTGGCTTCTCGATGATGATCGTTTCCCAAAGATCATCCAAACCGATATCCTGATACGATGAGATGCTGTCGAACCAGACCCAGCTGTAGCGCTCGCTACCTTCATGCCGGCAATGTTCATAAACCTCCTCCATAGCCGACCAGTCGCGCACGACCCATTGCTTGTGACGCGGCTTATCTTCAGGAAGGATGCTGTCTACATAGTCTACAGGCGGCCTGATAAAGAGCGCGTGCCCTGGGCTTGTACCGGCGAGCCGGGTTTTGCCCCAGCCCGATGGTGCATTGAGGAATAGCTTGATAGACTTACTATCAGTTAGCGGGACGGCTGGCACTGTGTCTCCAGAAACTCTTTGATGTTGACGTACTTGCCGTCGTGCCAGGTCGAGGATTCCAAGAACCAGTATGCCAGGCCCATCTGGTCAACGCTCTTGATGTCCCACTTATCGAACGATTCCTTGATCGTCAGTTCGCCGTCGCAGACTGTAGCCTCGACGCAGAACATCGGCAGGACGCTATTGACCAGACACTCTCTGCACCAAGCAAGCGAAACAGGGAACCCCGGCACGGCGGCAACACCCACCATCGGCTCCCGGTCGCAGATGTCGCATTTGTTATCGCCTGCCGTCACTTCTTCGCCTCCTTGACCTCCTTGACCTCCTTGACCTCGTAGCGCGTCTTGATGTCGAGCTTCTCAGCCTCGGCGTTGGCGCGGTCGCAGGCGGCGCTCGCCTGCTCCCTCAGATCGTAATGGCTGTGCATGTTGTCCGTGCCCGAGATGACGACCCTGTATGGCTTGACTTCTTCCTGCTGCTTCATTACCTACGCTCCACTCGCTCGTGAGCAGCATACGGCTCCCACCTAACAAACGCCGCTCGTTTGAAAGCCTCCCAGTCGTTGCCCGTTTCATGCAACTCGCACATATCGCGGTAGCTACAGAACTTGCAGTTGGGCATGAACTGCGGTCCTGGGTTCTTGTAGACATGGTTGTGATTATGCCGCGCCGCTTCCATGTCCTGGATTTCCTGCCAGACGCGAGCTTTAACGCGCTCTGCTTCAACGTCGCCTCTGAACGTTAGCTGGCGCTCGAAGTATGGCGGCGGTTGCCGTTTGCTGATGGAGCCGTCTTTATTGAGACGACGACCCTGTTCGTCCCATTGCCCGTCGTCTGGTCGTATGGTCTTGCGCAGCCAGTTGTAGATGATGCCGTCGAGTCGCTCGTCCGGCTGGAGGTATCCGTGCAGACGTAGCCAGCGTGGCCCGTATGTCCAGTACGCACCCACCTGCTCATCCATCGGCAGGGCAGACTGGCTAATTGCAGTAGTTGTTTTGTGCTCTGCAAAGCGTATCTTGGCAGTCGGCAGGTGCTCCCAAACCCCATCTATCGTCCCCACGTAATAGACCTTCTTGCCACCAAGCCTCCCGATGGGAAGCATGAATGTCTGCTCGCTGCTGATGATCTTGTACTCTTTGTCTACTTCTTGCCAGTGCTCGACGTAGCGATTGAGCATGTCGATACCTAGCTCGCGCATATCAACGACTTGATCGTCCTCCCAGATGCTGGTGTCTTGCTCTTCTGAGAGACTTTCGCACAGCATCTCGAAAGTGGTGGTCGGATGCGGACCGCGCTTCCTGCCCTTCTTGTAGTATGCGGCCAGACTTTGGTGTACCAAATCTCCGAACAGGAGCTTTGTGTCCGTCGTTGGCGCGCGTAGGTTCTCGACGAATGACCAATACCATTTTTGTCGGCACGTCAGGAATGCTTGCCTCTCCGATGTTCGGACCAGGATATGTCCATTTCGCCTCCCCGCTATCATCGTGGCCTTTCTGTCGCAATGGGCTGGGTGGTGCGCCGGAAGCCCATTGACCAACGCACCACCCTGGAGCCTCGGAGTGATAGAAGGCTCCGCTAGCAGCCTAGCAAACCCGATTGTGAAACGCAAGCGGCGCATCGCGCGATGCTAGGAGCCTCTTACTTCACGGATTACAGTATCGAACAGAGCTAGGAATCTCTCCAGTTCCCAGTACTCATTTACCAGCGGCTCAATTTCCTGCATCCGCCACTTAATGTCGTACCTGATGCTCTTGAGCGTGGGTGCGCGCTTTGGCTTGGGCGGCATCGGCTTATGGATACGGGCCGACTTCTCCTGCTTGCCAACTACTCTGAGTGCCGGGTCACCGGGCATGAAATCATCTTCTTGTGGTTGCACTACTTCTCCCTTTGGCCGGACAGTATCCACGCAGTCATAAGACTTACAGCGAATACCGTAGTGTGGTTTAGTGGTAGGCCGCAGATCAATGCTATGGCTAAAAGCATTATCCAAACGGCCATTCTCTGGTGCATTACTTGTTAGCGGCTAGCACGGCGTAGTTCCTCAATCTCCTTGACGTAGTTGAGAACGGTGCGGTTGTTGAGCTTCTTGTTGCCCGCCACTCTGGCAATGTACTCCTGGATCGAGTGTGGCGTTCGGTACGTGTAGCACTTCAGTGCGGTGTCGCGGCTGCCTCGGTCGCCTCGGCCAAAGAACTGATGCATCACGTCCGGGTCCCAGGCCTCGTCGAGTGCGTGTGCGCTGTTAGCCCGCTCTAGGTTGAGGGCGGTGCCGCCGGTCTGGATCGTCATCACGATCACGAACGGCCGTTTGCTTTGGCTGGCGAACTTGTCGAGCATCGGCTTGCTGTCCTTGGTGCCGCCGTGCAGTACCTCAACGTCGATGCCGTTGGCGGTCAGGTAGTCAGCTACCACCTGCATGTAGCTTATTTCCAGGACGCCAACGTAGGCACGCGCGCCCGGCTCCCAGTCCTCGCTCCTGATGCCGTTCTCATCGAGCCTCTCAAGCAGGTACTCAAGCTTGCAGCTGTTCTTGGTAGCTACTGGCTTCGTGAAGAACTTATCCCAGTCGAGCTTGCTGTTCGCCATCTGCCGCAGGCGCGTGTACTGCGCGAGCACGATGCTTCCGGACAGGCGCTTGCCGTCAAGCACAATTTCGTGCGCCTGATCGAACTCGATGTAGTCGTGCAGCTGACGCCCGTCCATTGGCGTTTCGACCAGAATCTCAACGGCGTCTGGCAGCCCAGGCAGCGCTTCCTTCTTGTCGCGCCGGATTAGGTGGTTAATGTGGTGCTTGTAGAACTCCTCCTCAAATCCGTTCTTGATCCCGCCAACCTTCTTGACGGTCTTGGTGGCACCGTGCCCGCCTCTGACGTAGACTTCCTCCTCCGTGACGGAGAGCCACTCGTCCGCCCAGCGCCAGAAGCTGCTGTACTGCCGCTTGTCGATGAAGTTAAGCACCGGCCAGAGTCGCTCCGGCTTGCCGCCAATCGGCGTACCCGACATTGGCCACTTGAACTCGGCCTTAACCATCTGTGCGCCGACGTGGAACTGAGCCTTCCTGTTAGGCAAGCCGGTCGCATGGAACTCGTCGATAATGAATGCGCCCCAATCGACTTCGAACAAAGCCTTCTGGTTAGCGCTCTTGAAGCGATACCAGTTACCCAGGTAGTCACGTCCGGCGTGCAGCGGGTCCGGCCGCTCTGGCGGAGCCTTCTTCTTGGCGTTGTAGTACTGTACGACACGGAGGTCGTCTGCTATCAGAGCGAGCGCGAAACCCATCTCGTCCTCGCCATCAGGCCCCTCGACGAAACTCGCAATCAGCTTGGCACGTTCGCGTGGGTCCTCGCTCGTCAAGCACTCGTAGTCAGAGAGTCTGCTGAACTCCGTCTGCCAGACATTTACGAGTGAGCGCTTGGGCGCAATTACCAGGACCGGCTTCGGGTTGACCCTGGCCTCATAGATCGCTCCGATGGCTTCCAGCGTCTTGCCGGTGCCCACGTCGTTCGCATTGATGGCAGAGCTAAGGCTCATCATCTTGATGTCGGCGCTCTGGTAGGGGCGCGGCGGGCGCTCCTTGCGTAGCGCATGGCCGAACGGGATCGTGGGATCGTCAATTCGCCTCCCCGCTATCACGTCCACAATGCGCTTGGGCGTGTGTGCGAGCTTGGCACTGGGGGCCGTCCGCAGCTTGGTCTTTTCACGTTCCTGCACGACCTGATCCTTCGCCCAGGCACGCAGCGCGTTGCCGAGCTTCAGCCGCTCCCCGAACATCGTGCGGAGGTAGCGCGCGACCGTCATCGTCATCGGGACCGTCCAGAGCTTCTTGTCCCAATCGAAATGACGACCGTGGATGGTCTTGATCTTGGCTAGGTCGGAGTCGTCGTACTTGAAATGTACTTCGATCCTGTCTAGCGATTCATTTAGCTCTATGAATATGTCGTTCAACTTGTTTCCTTCCTGGAATCTTACTTGTGCCGAAACAGTAGGTGCAGGGGCGGGTTGGATACCCGCCCTTGCCCCAGTCCGGTGCTACGATGGTGCGCTCGCCGCAGTGGGGACAGATTATCCATTTCCATCCCGGCACGACATTGCGGCTCTTACGAACCTCCCACTCAGGCAGCATCACTCCCGTACCCTGACGCGGTCGTCAGCGTCGAAGGTCAGATGCTCAAAAGTGAGGTGCCCGTTATACGTGACGCGCACTTCTTGGCCGACGATGCTGAGTTCGCAGATATGGTAATACTTTCTGATGCTGCCCTCTTTGACGACTAGGATGTCGCCTGCCTCTAGCTGGTCGGCGTAGAGTCTGACGATCCTAGCCATCGATGTGCTTGAGAACGCCGTCCTTGATTGTGTAGTTCGGCTTCTCGTCAACCTCGACGATGCGCGTGTTACGGACGAGCACCCAGCGGCTCGCCAAGTCCTTGACGTAGGCGTCGGCCTCGGCCTCTGTGGCAAAGACCAGGCCGTTGCCGACCCACTCGCCTGTGTCGTCTGCGATAACCTGCGGTTTGTAAGGCATTTCCCAGCCCTTTCCCAGCCTCGCTAGACGTTCTCGCGCGGGTCTAGGCCGCGCAGACGCAAGGCTGTCTCGGCGTTGGCAACACGGCTTCCCCAGTCGTCGTAGACGCGCCCGCCGCAGACCGGGCCGATGCCAAGCTCGCGGCTGATGCGGTTGGTTATGCGCGTGTTGCATTGGCTGCATCGTCCGATGGTGCGACCGTACAGGACGGCTGCGTTGCCAATGCCGTACCTGACGATCTTCTTGACGACATCGGGCGCGCGACCGAGGTATGTTTCGTTCGGCCCGATGATCTGGACAACGTACTTGTTCTTGCGCTCCTTGTTCTCCCTGATGCGATAGAACGCGATGTCGTTATCGCTGTGCTCGTTGGGGACGGCATACCTTCCTGGCGGGATGTCCTCAACGGTCGGGTTGTTCTTGCTTCGATCATCCTGCCCTGGCAGGAGCGGACGCCCCTTCAAAGCCGAGATGATCTTGCCAGCGTCGCCCTTCGTCAGACCGGCCTCTGTTAGTTCCTTGATACGGAGTAGCCACGACTCGGGGATGTCGCGGCTCTCGACCAGGCCCTTGATGTAGCCGATCTGGGGCGGCGTAGCTGGGTCCTTCGTCCAGGCCGGTAGCTCGTCCGACGGCTTCTCACTCCGGAGTAGTCTGAGTTGCTCGTCACTTACCACGCTTCTTGGCTCCCTTCTTCTTGGGCTTAGGCTTTTCCATCTGGCTGTGAACTTCGCGGTGGATATCCGTGATCAGACCGCGCTCCTCATCGGAGTAGTCGTCGCTGATGCCTGCGTCTGCCAGGGCGCGTTGCAGAACATCGCCTGCCTTCTGGCTCATAACGAGCACAACCTGGCGCTCCATCAGGACTCCGGCTTCTCTGTCGGGCCAAGGCTGCGGCTTAGCTGGACTGGCAGGTTCTTGTCACGGATGCCGTCACGCAGCCCCATGACCTCGTCCTTCGACAAGAGCAGCTCCCAGTCCTCAAGCGGGTTCCAACGGATGCTGAGTGCCGTCGTGCCAGCCTTCGGACGCAAGCTGAAGAGTCGCTCGGTTTTGCTCTGGTTGAAGCCGAGATAGACCGCCGTCATCTCGCGCATATACCAGCGGTGGTTGCCAGATTGGCTTTTGAACTGCACGCGGTAGAGCGCACCAATTTCGAGCTTGGGTTCCATTTTACCTCCCCGCTCTGATCTCATAGACATAGGCTCCGTAGAGGACAAGTACGCAGAAGATGGCCATCCACTTCTCGCGTGTCATGACTTGCTTGACCTCCAGAACGAGAGCTTGTCGCCCGGCTTGAGCTGGAAGATTTCTCCGTCCATCGTGTCCTGGAACTTGTGCTCCTGCTTGAGTGTGAAGTCGCCGCTGGGGCAGACGTTGCTGATGACGCCGTAGTCCATCGCCTGGAAGGCGTTGCCCGGACTGATGCCCTGCGGCTCGTTGGGGTAGTCAAGCCCCTCGTTCGGGACAGCGAGCTTGCGCTCAAACGCTATGGCATAGACCATAGCGGTAATGTGGAAGCCGCCCCAACGGAGCTTGAGACGCCTACCGCCACGGATAATCTCCGTGTTGAGTGGCATATGTAAACCTTTCGGTCGAATGATTAAGTGGCACCCTTTCCCCTTGGTGCCTGCCAGGCAGTTCGCTGTGCGGTTCGGCCCCGCATCTTCCGCGCGGTGGAAGGCCGCGCCCTGGCCCGCTCGTTACTACAGAAGGATCAAGTCCTCCGCTGCCACCGTCCTCAAACCTCCAGGATCGGCGTAGAACTGAATGAGGTCTTGCCGCCGAACCCCTCCTCCTGGGAGGGGTCCAGCGGGCAGATACCTTCTGAAGCCGGTGACGCGGTGCTCACGTTCGATAGTGATACCGTGCCATTCGCCATCGGCGTTCTTGCTGAAGACCTTCGAGATTTGTAGAACCTTGCGGCCTACAATCATGCGTGCGATCTGACCTTCGTCAGTCGCTACTTGGAAGGGTTTGCCTTGCGCGAACGGGTGACGCGGACCTTGCGGGACTTGGGAGCGGGCTGAGGCTCTTCCATCTCCTCCTCCTCCTCGTCCTCCTCATCCTCGTCCTCGTCCTCATCCTCCTCGTCCTCGTCAAGCTCCTCTTCCATCTCCTCCTCGTCCTCAAGCTCCTCCTCGTCCTCCTCGTCCTCCTCGTCCGGCTCCTCCTCCACCTGCTTGGCGCGCCGCCTGGTCTTGGTGGCCTTGGCCTTCGCGGTGTCCTTCGCCTTCGCCTTGGTCGAGTTGGACTTGTCCTGCTTGATGATGACGGACTCGGCCCCCTCCGGGCCGTGGTCGCGGAGCAGCCTGCGGCCGGTCATCGAGCCGGGGAGCGTCCAGTCGTACTTGTCCTCGATCATCTGGCCGATGTCGCCCCAGCTGGTGGCGGGCTTCTTGTTGCGCTCGCGGTAGATCAGCTTGGCGATGTTGCGCTTCTTCGCGTCGCTCAGCCCGGCGAGCTTGTCCGCGCCGCGCGTGCGGCCGGTGGTCTGCTTGGCGCCGTTGTCGGCGGCGGCGGCCTTGGTCGGCCGCTTCTTGGCGGTGCTCGCCTTGGCGGCGGGCTTCCTCGTGGCCATGCTGAACTTCCCTTCCTTGTCTCGTTGGATATTCGTTTTCTGTCTACCGTGCAATTGTGCGTGATGTCTCTTGCACAAGAACCGGATGTTGCTTAGATCGTTGTTGCCGTTGTCGCCGTCGATGTGATGAATCTCGGGCTTATCTGAGCAATCTTCGATCTCACACTCAATAGGAACTTTCCCTTTGAGTTCCCTCCTGGCGCGAATCTTCTTCCCGCCATAAGTTGCATCGTCACCCTTATAGGAGTGGTGTTGTTTCGGTGGCCTCCTTGTCTCGGATCGGTTGATTGACTCCGGCACCCTAGCAGGGTAGCGCGGAATTGGCAACAAATTGGTGCCCCTAAAGAGCACCGTAGGATGTATCCTCCATATACCTATGAGGACGCGACCGAACCCCTTACGTGACCATTTGACGGTGAACTTATCGTCGCCCGGTATCAGGCCCGTCAAAAAGCCTGCCTTCCAAGGGTGCTCGCGGTCGGGCAGATATATGACGACTCGTCTGCCCATAAGTCGGCGTGCTTCGTACCAGTAGTTGACCGGCCCCGGTTCGACCCGATATGAGCGGTCGAATACCGGCTGACGCTTGCGCTTTCTCTTCAGCTTGCCTCCCCGCTTGTGGTCTCAGGCGGCGCGAAGTCCGCCTCTGTTACTGGTGGGTCCGCGATGTAGTTCCTGATCTGCTTGATCAGGCCCGCGCACGCCTCGGCCTTGAGCATGTTGCCGAGTGTGAGGTGCTCGATATCGTAGATGTGGTAGTCCTCCTCGATGTCGTGCTTATCGACCCAGGCGACGGCATCGCGCAGCGTGTCGAAGCTGACTACTGGTCGTGGGATATCGTCTGCTATCCAAACGCGGCAGACAACGTGGCGAGCGTAACGCTCCATTCATTCCTCCTGTTCGTAGGGCCAGATTACGTTGGTGGTAGCAAGCGCCTGCGCCTCCTCATGCGCCATCTGCACTGGCTCTACAGATTCCCAGCCGTTATCTTCTGCCAGGTCCATAGCGTAGGCCCGTGCATCAATTTCGCTGATAAATGGTCCGAATACATCTACGTGGTCGTAATCAGGGGGTTCCTTCGCTACCACGTACCATTGGCTCACGCCTCGTGAACCTCGACGGTCACCTTGATCGCCTTGGGGTTGCCGAGCCTGGCGAAGCCGGAGTTCCCCAGGTACAACGTTCTGAGATCGGTCGGCCGCTCCTCCGTGTCGTAGCGCACGACTGACTTCTTCGGGTCGCTCAGGAGGAGGATGACTTCGATCTTGGGCTTGGAATTGCTCGTCTTAGGTTGAGGCATGGCACTCCTGTCAGAATTTTTTCAGGGGGAGGGTGTTAGGATCAACAGCGCGGCGAGCGCCGCGATCACGAGTACGAGGATGGCGACGGCAACCCATCGCCAGATGTGGCGGCGCTCGTTCTTCACGAGTCGTCGCTCAAACGAGCGCCGCTGGCTTGCCTGGAACTCGTTGCGAATCTGTTCCAGAGACTTCACTTGACGGTGAGTCCTCCCTTCGCGTTGCGGTAGATGCTCGCGTACCACGAGCGGTCTGTGAACGGGTCCGGCCCGACGACGTTGAACGTGATGTCCTCGGGCAGCTGATCGGCGTAGCCGCTGAACTTCTGCCACTCCTTCATAGCCGCCGTATCGTACAGGTAGACGGTGTGCGGTGCTTCCTTGATCGCGAGCTTGAGCGCGGCCTTCGTCGGCTTCTTGTTGGTGAAGTCGGCACCGCCTTGTGCGTAGATCATATTCACTCCGGGTCCAACTCGTCGAATGATAGGGTATCCTCCACGCCGTCGTCGAACATGACCTTGCAAACGTCAGGCAAGGTCGGGTCATCGGACAGCGCTGTGATCCTGCCGTAGCGCTCGTTGGGCTTGAGTTCGTGGTGACCGTGAATTTGCACCCGCTGACCTTCTGACGGGTTCTCGATCACCCCTCCTCCTCAATCTGCGTAACGATCAGGTCGAGCAGATGCCGCACAAACGGCTCGCGCGGAATCATATCCGGCCGGATGTCGTCGATCCGCTCGACCAGATCGGCCGTGATGCGGATCGGCAGGTACTGTGGCTCAACCACCTGGAGGGGAGGCTTCTTCACGGTGCCTCCCCGCTTCTTGGTCTTGGGATTGCTGACTGCCATTAGACCTTCACTGGCTCCTTCTTGGGTTCTGGGGTTTTGACCGGCTCCCGCTCTGGGACCGGCTCCTTGCTGGGCACTGGGTTCCTGATAGGCTCTACTGTGATCTTCTCCTTCTCTTTACCGATCTCCATGCTTGCGCTCCAGGTTGTAGAGTTTGTACGGGACGCCATATGCTTCAGCTAATGGCTTCGCTAGCCGCCAACGGCTATACGGCACCAAAAGCATCTTGGGGTAAGCGAACTGTGCTCGCCAACCTGTCTGTGCGGGGATGATCCCGCCCCAGAGGTTTACTTGTCCTGCAATCGTGATATCGTGCGGGGCGGCGAACATCCCTTCAGACTTCGTGTAACCCATATCGAATAGCCGGTTGAACGTCGCAGCAGCGTATGTACCGCAGGAACAATGAGGATCAGGAACCTCATGTTCATGCCGGTCGCATGTTGCCTCGAAATCCATAAACGGCTGCCACATTATGTGGTCGCGGGCGAAGCTGAATAGCCTGTTATCCTTGACTAGCCAGACGCGGTATCCGACCGCAGGCTCAATCGCGTCAGGAACCCTCATCGAGTGTCTCGATCAACTCCTGCGGCAGCTTCCACCACCACTCGTTGCCGCGCTTCACCGACTCAACCTCGGCTTCGGCCTTGGCCGCTTCCAAGGTGCGCTTCGTGATGCCGTAGTGCTTGGAGTCCTCGATGACTTCGGTCGCCCGCGCCTGGTGGTTGGGCGCGGCTCCGAGGTAGTCCACGAGGAACTCAAGCGCCTTCTCACGCTTCGTCGGCGGACGGCCCAACTTGCCTCCCCGACCTGGCTTGGCGAGCATGAGCATCGGGTCGAACCCTTCCTCAACTTCGCCGATGGTCGTGAGAAGCGGCTGCGGTCGCTCAATGCCCTCAACGTCGGCCTCGTCCATCTCGAACTCCAGAGGAAGCGGGTCGTCACGCAGCTGGCTCTTGACGCAGCACATAAGGATGCGATCCTTGTCCTCAGGGTCGCGCCCGACGATGTAGATCATACGTCCGGCGGCGGGCAGGCCAGAGCTTGCGCCGCCGATGGCGTTGAGCGGATGCGAGTTCTTCGCCACGTTCTTGATAACGTGATCGACGAGCACGAACGCACAGCCGGTTTCCTGCGCCAGCTTCTTCAGAGGGCGCGTGGCCTTGCGGATGCTGTCGCTCGTTCGCTTGACGCCCTCGCTCAGATGCTCGTTGACGGGGTCGCAGATGACGAGCTTGACCTTGTACTTCTCGATGTACTTCCGCATCCGCCCGATGTCCTCTGGGAACAACGGGTCGAAGTCATACTCGATCCGACGCTTGTTCGCGCCGATAGCCGTCAGGCGCGGGCCGAGCATGGTGCTGTCGATTTCCTCGGTCTGGCTAAGGACCACGACGCCCTTCTTTGCCACATCGGTGGCGATGCGAATGCCGAGCAGCGACTTGCCGCCACCCGGCCTCCCCGCTATGACGTGGACCGTACCCTCAAAGATACGGTCCTGCCATAGCGACTTGATGTTTTTGTTCTCAATCCTACTGGCTCTCGCCATACCTTCTCCCTTCTGTGACGCTGGTTTGCAGTACCCACGGCAGATCGCCCACGGCGCGGACGAGCCGCTCGCTCAATATCGTAGCAAGTGCTAGCTCGCCCGCATCGCGGGCCAGACCGTTGTCTTTGACCTCAACCTCAACGACGAACTTGAACCTCACTCCTCCTCCGCGAACATCTTCTGGAAGCAAGGGTCGCAGGTGCCGCTGAGCATAAGCTCACGCCGCGCTGCTGACTCGTTGGGCATGACGTCCTGAATCTTAGCGCCGTTGCGCCAGGCGATAAGCTGGTGCTGTTGCAGCACGATGGGCGGCTGCTCCTGCTCGCACATCGCGCAGGTCACCGTGACAGTGACCTTGTTGCGTCCGAAGTTGCTCACTTCGCCTCCTTGATAGCCTTGAGGACTTTGTTGCACTCGTCGCGCAATTCCTTGATCTGCGCGTCGGTGAGGTTTCCCTGGAGGATGAACATTCCGTTCTCCACTCCGAGGACGTTCCACGACCCGTTCACAGCGGTGGGTCCGTGAATGCTAATCGAGTTCATGCGGTTTCCTCCTGTGTGAGATCGTCGAGCGCGTCCATAGCGCTCTGGTGCAGGCTGAAGCAGTGAGGCAGCGGCACGTGGTCGCTGCTGCCGATCTGAAGGATGTAGAGCGGCTCCCAGGCCTCGGCGGCGTTGGGGTTGCTCGACTGACGGCAGACGATAGCCAAGTGCGGCGTGGCCATATTCATAACGGCGGCGACCGTCATCTCGCCAGTGCTCATATCCGGAATCCTGATTGCGGCGAATCCGTCCATATTTAATCCCTTCGTTGTGGTTTACATAGCGTGAACCGGGAATCGAACCCGGCGAACCGGCTCAAGGCGAGGAGATCAACTTACCTCCCCGCCCTGAGCCTCACGCTTTTGACTTCCTTGATTGCCTTCATTGAGTCACGCTTCGCACAAGACGGCCGCGCAGATGCGATCAAAGGCAGCGGCTCAAGGAGGTTCAATGTCGCACACAAATACTTGTCCGAGCCTGCGTTCAATCGCGGGCGCGTGCGCCTACACGTTAACAGGCATCCCGAGCGCCGGTCGTTCGGACACGGCGGGGGCCGGTTTGATCGGCCCGTTATTCGGGTCACGTTAGGCTACCATCGTTCCATGCTTCGCTCGTCAAGTTGCTGCTTGATTTCTGATTGCTCGGTTTGCGAATTCATCGACGTTTCGGCAACTCCACGAACAGGCTTCGGTCCATGCTCGCGCGCTTACTAGCTTCATCCGCTCCGTTGCAATCCATCCTCAAGCACTCGGCTTGGGTCGGCTTGCACAGTCTGCGTCGCCATAGTGCGGTTCGGCTTCCCGGCTCAGCCTGCCGGTCTGCGGGGGTCCGAACAGTCCCCCTTGCCCCTCAACCGGTCATAGACTGATCCGGGAGGTCACCCTACACTTCGCTTGGTTACTCTGAACCTTTGTTTGCTGTCTGGTTCCGAGGCCCCGCGCTCCGCGCTCTAAGGGTAGCAGAGTCCGCGCCCGATTGCAAGCGACCGCGAGCAGAAATTTTCCTCATAGCGGCCTCATGTCGGGGAGGCAAAATGGCAAGGCCGCAGGGTCGGAGTTGCAACTCCGTTGCGGCCTTCCCTCTCATCTCATACCTTCAGCAAACTGAAAGGCCGCCCTTGAGCGGCCTTCCAGAATGCTGCTACGCTGCCTTTGGCTTCTTCTTCGTGGCCTTGCTGACCTGGGCCTGCGAGGGCATCCCTCGCACCACGCCGCTCTTTCTGGGGCGCGGCGGTCCCGTGCGCTTCTGGCGGCGACGGTTGGGCGCCGCCTTGGCGCGCGGCTGCACCGAGATCAGGTCGTCGTCCGTCAAGACGAGTCTGATCGGCTTCGGCAGCATCCCGCTGTCCCACTTGATGATGAAGTCGTACACGTTCTTGGGCATCCTAAACGTGTACTTCATGTTGTCGCTGCGGCGGGAGTATCTGATCTCCTTGCGGTCGGTGTCCGCTTTGGGAAACAGAATCTCGCCTGGCTCGCTGAGGGCGAGGCAGTTGGCAGTCGGGCATTGCCCGGCGTGCCTTCTGACGTCATGCGGACTTATGTCGATCGTGACGTCGTGGATAGGGGGCTTCTTAGCCATCGAGTTGTTCGAGTCCCTTCTTGAGGATGGTGCGAAGGCGCGTCCTGTCCTTCTTGCCGATCTTGTACATGTCCGTTTCGAACAGGTACTTGAGCGCGCCTTCGATGGCGTCGATGTGCTGCTCTACTGTCGAGGTGACGCAGGATGCGTAGCTCTCGCGTAGCGTCTGGGATGCTTCCGGGTCGATGGGCTCGGGTTCGATGTCCTCCTGTTCGTAGTCGTCGTCCGGCTCGTCATCGTCCGGGATGGTGACGGGGCCGATGTTTCGGTAGAGCGCGCGGGCAACCTGTTCCTGGTCGGCCTTGGGCTTCTGGCGCAGGGCCTTGATGATGGCCTGCGTGCCTTCACCGCTTCGGTGGTCCCGGCGCTTGGTGCCGGTTTTGAGGGCGGCGTTCGCCTTTTCCAGATCGCCGTGCTTCTGGAGCAGGTCGATGTAGGTGCTAGGCGACACGTCGTCCAGACGGTTCGACGCGGTGTCCTTGGCGACCTTGCGTAGTGATCTTAGCCACTTTTCCGAGCGTCCGCGACGGCCTGCCAAATCGCTGATCGAAATCGGGCCTCCGGCGGCCGTATTAGTTGAGCGCCTGCCAGGTCGCTGCTCTGGCACATACTCCGCTAGCCAGTCCGCCATCTCCCAGAGTTCCGGAAGCGATACGTTCTCGATCCGGTCCTCCAGGTCGTCGTAGTCAGCTAGGAGCTGGTCCTTGAGACTTGGCTCCGGCTGCTTCTTGGCTACTGCCATACTTCTCCTTTCAGCCCGTCCATCCAAAACGAGCATATAGGTGCGTAAAGCCTATCGCAAAACCGCTACCATATGCAAGCGACTACGCAGAACCTTAATACAAGTGAGATCGGGGAGGCGTTTTGGAAATCGGTGATAGCAAGGCCGCAAGAACCGCGCGAGCACCTGCTTGCGGTCTTGCTCAGAACAAATGTCATATGTGTAATCCATG